TGAAATCATTAGCATCTACGATACCACGTTGACCTGTCGTGATGGGGTCACTGTTGTACCCTTTGATTCGGCCACGACGAATCTCGTAAACGTATCGGAGAGGTGCCAGTTTCAGATTGACATCCTGAATATCATGGAACCGACGGATACGACGAACTTCAAACTCTACTTCTGACGGAGTTGTGGGTGTATCTACGGTTCTTGCAAAGTCCCCGTAGGAATCAGAGCTTCTTGCACCAATCTCTCGCTCAGGGTCGGTCAGGGGTTGTGGGTCAGGTAAAGAATTGTTAACATCCACCACCCTTGGATAATCCTCAATCAGATTCAAAGCCTGCCGTGGGAATGAGGGTTCCAAGTAGATACCTGAAAGAGCTAGATGCCCTGGTGTAGTTGGTGTTACCGTCGGCACACCCAACGTCAGATGGGAAGAAGGCAACAAGCAATGGGCATAATACCCCCAAACCCCTGAATTACCTATAGAACTTGATGGGAGATCTAATAATTCCCAATCTGCATCCTGAATATCGTTAAGGACTGAACACACAACCTGATTATAAACAGGAGTTTCCCGAGATTCGTAGAAACCATTACTGGCTACAGGCCCGTAGACTGCGGGGTATACCACTTTCCCTAGGGTTCCGAAACCTGTTGGGGTATTAACGAAATCTGCAATTCCATACTGCTGTGCAGTCGTGTCTTTCAAACGGCTATCGAGGTTCAGGTGTAAGAAACCATTGGCTGTAGTACCAGGAACAGCCAGATCGTCATAACCGACCACATTATTTGCAGGCAGACCATAATTTTCACCAGAGACATTGACTGGCCATGCTTTCATCCCAGATACCTTGAAACCACTATCAAGGAGAGCGGTTCTTTCAGCTTCCATCGTGATAACAGCATAATCAGAATCCGTGGGTGCTGCTGCCGTTCGTCCCCCAGCATAAGCCGCTTCCGTTACTGATAATACCAAAGGGAGTATGAGAGTACACTCACCAGTAAGCCCATCAATAGCCAGAGATGTGTATTGGAGCCGTATGATGGACTCTTTGTATGTCGTGGCTGCTGCATCATAATCTTCATCACCAGAAGAACCACCAGGATTAACCGTAGCCAACCCACCATAATCTCGGATAATATAAACGAAAGTATTTCCTGATGTTGGGTCTGGGAAACCAGACTCCCATCCTATAGGGTAGCCTGCAACAGTATTACCTGCTTCAATTTCTCGTATCCAAGCTGGGTCGGACAGAACCAATTCACGAGTGCCCTCATCGTAACTCACGATAGTTGGGAAATGTACGGGACACCATCCTGTTTCTTGGCCTGCTACGGCCACCGGAGAGGAGTCCCACCAATAATCTGTGGGAGCTAAAGCAGGGTCATATTGCGGAATGGCATGTCGAACAAGATAAGTCCCAGCTTTTGTGGTGGCTTCACCATTAACATCTTGTTTGATAACCAGAATATCACCAGACTCAACCAAGGAAACTACACCCTCTGATAACAATGATGTGGAATCAATTCCGGTTACTCGATTATCGTAAAGACCTGTCAAATCTGGCGGACCTAATAAACCTGAGTCAAATTTACTCTCCATCACCCCAACACCTTTACAAATACTGCCGTAGGTTGGCAATAGAGGTGCAATTTGGCAACGGTCGTTTGAAGCAACCCCTGAGAATGTGGCCGTGTTTCCAATGATAGGGATATTCCCTGTGGCCCCATCATAACCTTCAAATCCATGAACAACCAAAGAACCCGAAGTAGCAACCACTCCACCTCGTGGGAGGAATGTAAAGGGTACGGGATTTCCAGCATTGTTTCCATTACAGAAAGTATTGATGGTCGAAGCATAGGTTGTGACAGAATCATGCCCGACGGTGACTTCGTAAATGGACAGTCGGGTTTCCAGCGGGACTGCCCCGGGTAATGGATTAACTGCTCCACGTTCCTGAGCCAAGTCGAAATCAATGTTCTCATTGAAGGTCAACCGGTCGGAACTGATGTAGGCTGTCGTGGACCCGCCAAGTGCTATAGCTGTGTTGTACGTGTCAATATCAAACACGAAGTCCATCCCATAGTCTGCTGAGGTATAAAGGTCACCTCCGAAGTCTGCTACTTCGTAAGGAATAAACCAATCAGGACGGATAACAGGACCCACAGAAGGATTCGGAACATCCCAAATCAAATCCATCACCGGGGGAATAAGAGCTGAGAAGGTCAGCAGGACATATCGAGTATTACCTGCAATATAATCATTTGGGTCCATACCAGGAAGTGCTGCAATCACCGCACCATCAACCCCAAACTGAGCATTGGTAAGGTTTGCAGTTGTTATCGGAGGGTCCACATAGTTTGTGACGGTCAGCCCTGTGCTTTGTTGAATGTCCAACGTCAACAGAACCGAACCCAATGCTGGAGCAGGCACCCCACCCGGACCAATGATAGCAGCAGTATCATCATGTGAAATGAGTTTGACAGTGATTTTGTTATTGGGTGATGCTGCATATATAGCATCCAGGCCACTCATATCAATGTTGATGGATGTGAAATCCAACACCATGTAATGTGCCGGGAGAGCCAAGGAATCATAAGTTCGTAATCTCACCCCATTATAGGGTGCTCCAGGATTCTCACCCACCATTGCATTTTCAAGTTTATACCGAAGTGGTGAACCCTGTTTTGTTTGTGTAATGAATCGTGGAGGTTCAATCAATGAACCCCAGCCAGAAGTTGAACCTTCCGGCCCTAAATCCCAGCCCCCGTCTCTATTACGAATACGGCCAACAGATTGAATCCCCATCGGGCCATCTGTCGAGAGAGTCGTCTGAGTGAACGGACTTGTCCCGTCAACCTGAGTGAACAGTAAATCGTACTCATCCAAGTCAGCTGTCCCAGGTTCTTCCGAAGCCACAGTTGCTTTAGGCTGCACATCCGTTGCTGTAAGCAATGCTGCCGGTTCGTTTGCGGGGATAATGCCTGTTTGAATCGGCGGGATTGTCGTTACACACCCATCATTCCCCAACCACTCGTCAGGATACAAACCCCACGGTAAAGGAGCATGGTCATCCACTTTCAGGATGTCTGCCAGGATAATCCCATCGTTGAATCTATCCAGCTCTGTATTCTGCACCCGAAGGAATGGTACATGATAATCACCAGAATCATCCTGGGGTTTTCCTTCCAAAGCAGGGATCAGGAGAGGATTCTGACCCTCATAGTAAAATTCAACAGTTCCTTCCAAACACGTCAGGGGTGATGGAGGATTCTGCCCAAATATTTCTTTCCAAGCCCAGAAAGTTGGGTCGTATTTTGAAGGTAATGTTACATCCAGTAATTGACCATCCTGAGCATGTCGGACATCAAAACCAGACCGGTAGACACTGGAATTATCTGCCAGAAGCTCCATGTCTTCAGTCGTTGGAGGATTGTCAATATCGGCAGTACCCGAAACCGGAACAGACTGAACTGTGTCCCCCAGCTCCAGATAACCTTCAGCCACAATGCCTGTCGTCGGAGAAGTACCAACCAGAATATTGTTTGGATCAGTAATAAGATCACCCTCGGCATCCTGGAAGGTGAGAACACAACGGTACAGAATTTCATTCACAAATAAACCGGTCATTGCATTATTGATGTCCCCGGATTTCTTTGATAAGGAACCACAATAAGCCTCGGCTACCCGACCGTCAGGCTTACCCCAGCCAATCTGCTCCCCGATAAGGAACGGAGGAGTGGCCATCTCTGGGTCGCCTGTTTCTAAGTCAGGGAAGTCCCCATCATTACTAAGGAATTGAGACTTATCAGGGTATCCTGTCGAAGGATCAATAGGGAAATCACGAATCCATCCTGGAGTTGCAATTACACAAGGGACTTCAATAGCTGGGGATGGGATACCCCCGACCAATCCGAAGGACCCTTCTGGAATACCATTTGGATAATATTGCCAAATCCGAGCTCTGGCCATTCTCTTGTTCAGGAACAATGAACGGATTTCACCTATGTTGCCCAGTACGGGATTTGCAATCTGTCCAATAGTCATTCGAGTTGTTCGACGGAACTCGTTCTCAGAATCATAACGACCTGCTGAATACCAACCCGGTTCTCCTGCATCTAAATCAGCTTCGATACCAGGATTGGTCCGAAGGAATGTTTTCGTCCATCGAGGGAAGATACGGGAATACTTGTGGTTCTCATACATCCAATTGAAACGACCCTTCAGGATAAAATAAAAGAAAGGCCATCCATGTTTACGTTTGAAACTTGCCCAGAATCGAGTCAGGACAGTATCATCCACCTCATTGGTCACACTATCTTTCTGACTATCCATCATCAGGTTCAAGGTGTCAATGTCAGGGACATCACCCAGAAGCTCTGAATTCTCAACCCGGTAAGTCTTCGGGTCTACGAGTTTGTCATAAGGCTGCACGTACACGTATCGAACAGGGGCATTGTTTGCAAATTCTGAGAACACATCTGTGTAAACATTTCGAGGAGTTAGGTACCCCGTGATTTCATCTTCATATCCTGGAGTGGGCCATTCTTTCCCACGACCAACCCAGAATCGGAACTTGCCATCCCTATCACCCACAATATCGCCGGTGATGGTTTCCTGCACTTGTTCAAAGGAATTGGTGGCTACATTGTAGAAATCCAAGAACGTCCGAGCCACTCTGTCTTTATTGATCAGGTGACGCCGTTCAGTCTTCAGCCCAATTCGGCCAAAGTCCCAATTTTCATCACCACCGGAAGGTTTTGGTGCCCCACTGGCTGGGGACTGACTAGAGATTTCCTCGATGACTTCCGTTGTGACTTCCACCAAGAACTGAGACATCGGAACGATACGGAAATAGAAAGTGTCTGGGCTTCTGAAGGTGTAAGTTCCACGAAGAGTAGCCCCCAACAAATCATTGTCTTTGTCCGGTGTAATGGAATTCAGGTAACTGGCCGAATATGTGGGTCGGACAACTGCCCCATTCTCCACGTAAGGAGCCAACTGCCGGAGTCGCACAAAAGACATGACCAAAGATTCAGGAACATTCAAAGGTTCTTGGATTGGTTCCAAGAGGGTGACTTTTCCAGTACCCACATCAAATGTGTAGTCCACGGTGTTTACCAAGGTTTTCCCTGGAAGTTCCTCCCCACCGCCCATCAAACCATACTGCACCAATTCATACCCTTCTTCAGGTACAAAAGAGCCAACCCCCAGTAAATCTACCACGTTAGGAGGATACACAGGACGGTAAGTGAGTCGAACGGTTGGTTCATCGGCCATCTCAAATGCCTGTCGGATACCAGAAGCAATTGAAACTACAGTTCGAGAACCGTCATCGGATAAGGAAACTCCAGCAATGGTGTAAGGGACACCACCGAACTCGATGATGTGGCCCGGTACAGCCAGGAATAACAAACTACCAGTGAACACGATGTCAGTCTGTCCCCGATTCATAGGCTCAAACGGGAATTCTGTGAGGTCCAGTAGGTACATCAGACCTGCGGCAGCCGTAGTATTTACTGGATTTGTTGTTCCATCGGGGCCAACCACACTTCCTTTTGGATCTACCACTGGAGTAATAGGCATCAAAGTCTGGAGGGCTAAAATGTCCCGAGCCGGAGCACGAGTTCCAACTTCCTGAGTTGTCGGAGGATAAATGTAAACAGCGGTGATGTCCCCAGTTACATTGCCCTCATCGTCTGTTGTTTCCGGGTAATATTTTGTACCCTTAACATAGAAATTCTCTTTTCCAAACCGAAGCATCTGACCAGTCACAAACTCATCTTCTCTGTCCCCACGAATACCGAACCGGTTCTGATTGGCTGTGATATAAAATGGAGGGCGGTAGACAGGTTTCAAACTGGTTTCATACGCCCGCTCCCCTCCTTGGGACTCAGCCACGGCATATGTGACTTTCACGTCCACCCCCTCCGTCACGTCATACGTGATGAAGGTAAGCCGGCCACGGCCATCAGGAAGATAATCAATCACACAGTTCGTTTCATTATAATTCTGCTGGACCGCCCGGATGTAGATAATTGGATCGATGTCCTGGTAGACAGTGTTCCCATCGGTGTTGAAATAGAAAACTCGATTGCTGTCACGAATAGCAATCTCATCTCGAATGAACACAGGCAGGAATTCAGTAATCTGACGAGGTTCTGTCATCCCCGTGGGCTCACCATTCAGGGAAAGAACAGGGTATTGAAGTTTCCGTCCTTCGAGATCAGCTCCGTAATACTCCATTTCAACCAACACCCTTTTTGGGAGAGGTCGGAGGAATGCACAACTCCCACTCATTGGCTGGACGGACAAATCTTTCTTGGTGTCCATCTGCTCAACGAAATAACACCGCCCCCCTGCATTTGCTAACATATCGGTGTCAGAGAGGTTAACCCCACCCGTCCATGGACTCAATTCTGCATAGAGAGCTGCTAAATTGGATGGGTCAAGAAATTCATCTTTCACTAACACCTGACTCTCAGCATAAGTGGCCATGACCTCAGAACCAAACTTCAGCAGCCCTTTAGGAGATTCTGGGTCTGTGTCCACGGTCAAATACTCCACAGAAGCTCCAGGGTCGCTGCTGAAGGCCGAAACACCTACCAAGGGGTGTATCGGATCACCATGACTGTAAACAACCGTCCCAATCTGAATACTGAAAGCCTCAGAGGTAAACCTGATTGAACTTACATCAGGGATGATTCGAGCACCATTCTCGATGACCCCAATATCAACTTTTGTCAGCCATGATAAACTGACGGTGTTTGTTACAGTTGGGGCTTCTGGTTTGTATCGAAGACTGATTGGCCGATTACTGGCCAAAGCTCCTTCAACATTTGCTATCAGTCGTCCAACATCCTGCACCGAAGAATCTTCAGGAACGAGACCAAGATACGACAAAACCCGAACTTTGAAGGGTTCTTCCGACAAAGGACTGAATTCTTGATACAGCATGTCAGCTACAACCATCGGGTCATAGACATCTTTAGAGTAACCTTCAAACAATTCCCAAGTCACTGGGACATCCGATGTCCAGAGGAATACGGGCGAAACTGTAAGAGTATTATCGGAATCGACACTCTCGATGGTATAAGAACCCTCAGCATCACTGGCTGTTAATTTCAAACGGTATCCAGGCAACACTGGGTTGTCTGGATCATTAAAATCAGTAGTGGCACTGGAATCAGTGAATGTGGTTGAACCTTCAACGAACCCCCCCTGAGCTCCGAAAGATATTCGTTTTCCAAAACGATGGATAAGGGTTGCATTCCCAGGGGCACCGTCGAACGGAAGGATGTAATCATCATCCTGATCCTGTAACACCAACCCACCTTCACCCGTGTTCACGTACAAGGCACCTGGAATTCCAGGGGCACCCATCATAGATTCTGGAACTACACCAACAGCTCCCAAATCCAAAGTGTTCAAGGCTCGTTCAACGGGCTCTCTATAAGAACCTTCCCCTACCCAGTCAAACTTCTTCTGGCCGAAACGGTAAATGATGTCTTTATAATGCTCCAGATTCTTATAAACTATCTGAATATCATCCCCATCAATGATGTAATTCACCAATTGGAAAAAGAAATTCTCACTATATCCGGCAATATCCTGTAAAGGAGGATTCAGGAAAAAGAAAAATGGGTTTGGCTGAAGACTTTCACTCAACAACCCATCTCTAATTCTGTCAATGTAAGCAAAATCGGCAGTAGCTTTTGATCTATCCTGGTTCACAGGACTACGGAACAGTCCCACACTCACACCAGAATCAGGCAACCAGCAAGGTTCACCCTCGGTAGCCCGCCACCCAGGAAGGAATCCCAAAACAGATGCACCACTCAGGTCTTTATCTGGGTAGCCAAAGCCAATCTCAACTGAATTTGTACCTTGGATAAGAATCCGGCCAAGGTGGGCTGTGACAGAACCAGCAGCAGAAGGAACCAAAGAAGCCATATCCTCCGCCACTTCCTCTGCTGTAAATGAAGCCTGATCAGGGAAACTGGCCACTAACCCACTGGAATCCCATGTATAAGGAGCACCATTGACAGCAAAGTATAATGTCTCATCCCCATCAAAACGGAAAATATCCCTGTTACGGGAATAAAGTTTAGCCTCTGATGTAAAGGTTGCGGGTACCAAGGCAGACTGAAGGAAATAAATGTAATCCCCATCCAGTTTCCGTCGGTCATACCGGCCCATTTCCACACGAGATCCTGGATCACTACCTTCAACCTGAAGGCAGATGTAAGCATTACCACCCCGAATACGGGAGGGCTTGTCATCAGGTATACGATAAGAACGTGTAGATGTGATGGCATGATTACGCCCGAAGATAATGAGGTCACTCACCCCATCGTCCAAGAGCCTTACCATCCCTACATTCGGATCAGGAGAGCCTGAATAGGAATTGTCGCCACCAGGACGAACAGGGACATCCCCTACTATGGGCAACGAACCGGTTCCATCAGGAACATTCAAAATACCTGAAACACCCAATCCTCGATAAGCATTATTCCAGTCCAGGGAACTGTAAGCATCTGGAAGATACTCAGCTTCTGGAAGGAACACTTCGTCAGCATCTGTAGTCGGGGCACTATCAGCATCAAGCATCCTAACAGGAGAACGGGTCGGTTGTGGCCGTTGACAGAGAGAAACCCCGTCGTAAACCACATCATCTCCCAGGTAATACTTGGAAAATGTGGATGGACTATCGGGATTGGCTTTGCCCATATCCACAGGACTAAGTTTCAAACGCCCCGTAGATAATGAAAGATAAACTTGACCTTCGGCAGGTGCATCAACCTCAGCTTGTAGGGCTGCATCATCTGCAAAGGTTATGGTATCCAAATAACTCCGGTTACCATATCGAAGTAAAGGAGCATCGGTTGGGCCAGGGAGAGGTGCAAGGAACAGGTCGGAAGTCAAGGCATCTTGAATACTTCCAATAACCCCATCTTCATCCCCAGAGAACCCTTTGTACGAATACCAAACTGATTTTCCAGCATGTAGGTTCACATAGGCTGGGTTGAATACCAGTTTCCCGTTAGTCTGACCCATGACACCAATCAAAGTAGTGGCAGCACTGAAATCAAAATCCTCTACAGAATCATCAGGTTTCACTTGGATCCCAAGGAACCCATCTCCCGATGCTGCTGGAGTACTCGTAACACCGGGGTCAGTCCCCAGTCGAATCATGGAATACTTGTCAGGAGTAAGAGCATCACCAGGCAGGAAAGCTCCAACGGGGAAGTTCTGGAGTTTAGGGGCCATTGTGAACGAAGCCTCATCCAACAGAAGGTACCCCAAGTTCTTAACCCCTGAACCTTTCCACGGTTCCCATCGTTGAATAGAAGCATTCCATCCGAAACGCTTCTCGTACCTGTCATTCCGGGTCCACCAGAATCGTGGAGCAGCTGCCGTGTATCGAGGTTGAATAACTCTGTCACCACGCCCGAGGGACAACCCTCCACTGAGTAGGGCTAATTGAGCATCGGTTAATGTCACCATCCCAGAGACAGGATTCTGATTTTCAACAGCAATCCCAAACACCAAGTATGGATTACTGCCCTCTCTGCCTGCTGCTAGGTTATCAACATCATCCCAACCATCATCGTCATATTCTACATCACCACGAGCCACCACAAGCCATAAGATGGAGCCAATGCTTCGATTTCCGTTATCTACAACGATGACATTGACAGTCCCGTCAATATAAAGTACCTGATCAGGACCAGGATAAGAAATCACATCTAAATCCCCTGTCGGGATATTCCCAATGCCTTCTGTTGTATACCAAGAAGGGTCATCCACGGTGGCCAGTTGGGCTGAGTTCTGTGCCCAAACCAAGTATTCTACGATTGTCGAACCGGGAGCTTCCAAAGTAGCGACACGGTACTGGTCGGCTGTGGCACAAACTAAAGGAGGAGAATCTAAAGTATAACCTGTAGGGAGAGCTCTGATATCTCGAACCACACCAGTCCCAGGCTCATCAGTTTTTGGAGAATTCACCGGTGACTGTCGAACACCCTCTAGTATTTTCCCATCAAATTGAAAGCTCATATCTATACCACCACACTTAGTGAAGTACCCGCTCCTGAAGCAGAAACAGGGGATCCCATTACAGAACCAACACCTGTTCCCGTCATGAGTAAGGAAGCAATCCCATTACCCAGACCAGAAGCCATTGTTATCAAAGCAGCCCCAGGCCCCAACGTTGCCGTCAAGTTTGCCATCAGGAGCCCTACCAGAGTTGCTGAATTAGCCACACTCATCATCGAAACATCGGAACCTAAACCAACACCAGCTGAAACTCCTGAATACTGAGCCGAAGCTGAGAAAGACTGTGAAATTGCCAATGTAACAATCACGGCCAGAGACTGAGCCAGTGGTCCTACCATACCCGCCCCAGCTATTGCTCCCGACATAATAGATACAGAAGGAGGAACAATAATTTTGGAAGCTGCTGGATTTATTACCCCAGAACCAACAGTTCCTGTTGTTACGCCCGTTAAAGCCAAATTCTGTGGCTGACTGATTGCCCACGTTCCGACAGCCATCCCCACACCTAAAGCCAGACGGTCAAAATTCACCCCTGCCATAGGAAAACCACCTGATGCTCTATTTGCCAACAAAGCTGACGTGATGATGTTGGGGCTAAGTGCCATAATTAAGCCGATACATTATGCATTTTGGCACCCATACCCCAGGTGGCAAATGGCAAATTAGTAAAAGGCTCCAGAGAACCTGCACAAATAATCGGACCTGAGTCCGGACCTGTAATCGGAGCTGCCAGTGTAACACCGGAACCACCCCGAACTGTAGCCACACCCGCCGTTGCTTCCAACGTGGCCGTGGCCATTCCTGAAACGGTAGCTGTCCCAACCAAAGTCTTTAAAACTACGTTCCCTACCTTAGCTTCTCCGGTAATACCAGAGGTTGAGTCCACTTCAAGACTGTTTGCTGTTGCTGTAGCTGACCACTTGCCCAGCAATGTTTCATAAGTCATATCCCCAATTTGCATCTTCGTTGAATGATTACCGAGAATCTTGAACTCTTCTTCACGGTCACACATCTGATAAGAGATTTTCTCACCCGTGAAACCTGGGTACTGACTCGTATATACCCGCTCATGCAAAGGAAAGTTGGTTGGGAGTAAATATTTCGGGCCGCTATAAGACTCTGAAGCCTGAGAACTAACCGTCAATTGATAGTTCTCAGTGGACTCACTGATAGTCTTCGTACCGTTGATTTCAATTTTCTCATGACCGATCAACTTTATACTGGTGGCCTGAGTTTCGTGAGTGTTACTTTTCAGAAGAATTTTCTTCTCAGCCATCAATCGGATATTAGTCTTAGCCCCAATATCCACGGCAGGAACATCACCTTCACCACCACCTGTGCCGGAAGCTCGTTCTACTGTGGTTTCAGCCGTCTTGATTGGCCCACCACCGTAGATAACAACAGCCCCTTCAGGAGAATTCAGATTAAAATCATTCTTCCCTAAAGCACTGAGATTTATCCCATCCTGTAACTGGAGGTCTAATTTCCCTCCGGTGCCAATTTTAATATTTCCTTGGGCATATAAATGGACTGAATCTTCTTTAGATTCACCTCCGATGTAACCTCGGAACTGCCCCTGTTTATTGACCGACCAGAAAGTAGGGGCTGCTGGTTCAGCCGTTGGGGGGGCCATACGGAAAAGCATGGCTGCTTGGTTCTTCATAGGGGTTGGGGTACTACCGTCTGCAGCATCCGTGATTTTAGCAGGTTCCAATCTGGGAGCAGGAGTATCCCCATCAAAAATGATAGGGACCACGGGCAAACCATAACCCTCTTGCCCTTTGGCTGAATATGGGTCATTACCTACGACGGAACCCATTACCCATTCAATGAAGGGGGTGTTCGTAGAGGTTGCCCCAGGAACATTTGGATCAGTCTCCAAAAGCCGTTCGGCATCAAACATGTCGGTCTGTTCGGTGACTGGTAAACGACCATCAGATGTATGAGCTAACTCGATACGATATTCTGTCAGAGTTGGGGTGTCTGTTTCCACTGCTGCATTTTGAAGACCCTGATTGGCCACTCGGAAGAAGGACTTTCCTCCGTACACGGCATCACTAACTGCTGGAATATGATTAATATCAAGAACATAACCGGCATCATCAATAAACCCACCCCGTTGGAGAAATTTATAGGGGTCCAAATATGAAGAAATGGGGAAAGGCTGCCCAGCCAAATCCCCTTCAGTAGTAGTTAATTGACGACGTTGGAATAATTTAGAAGGAGTATAGAACCCTTCCCCAGCTTGAGAGTCAACAGCAAGCTCAGAATCACTAATAGCCTCTCCAGCATAAGCCTGAGTTTTACTATCCCACTCATACCCATCAGAAACACACATGGCCGGCAATAACCGAGCATCACGTTGAACCATACCAGCATAAATTCGAGTACCCGCCATTGCATGGAATTGTTGCAGACTTCGAGTAACCAAGGCTTGATCCTGGTCCCGTAATCGGATTTCATTCCCCCGACGGTTGGCCAAAGTAACACCCTCATCCAGAACCATATCAGAACCTTGGGAAGATGAAGCCACAATATTACCAGGCTGGATGTGCCGAAGTTTATGTCGGGTCTGAGAATAAACTCCCCGTAGAGCTTGCTGGTCTTTCGGGTTATTGATATCGTATTCATCAGGGTCAAAATCAGAAGTAGTTACCCAATCCTGACCGGGCCATACGCCAGGTATTAACCATGAAAGAATAACGGGTGTTCGAGTATTAGTCTGGGATATACTCTCTGGGGGCATCCACCCAACCACACAAATGTCACCGATTTCAGGCATGGCACCGAAAAAATGACGAGCCCCAGCCCCTGGGAAGGTTATAGGAACAGGGACACGATCAAATGTACCGGAAGCCCCCATTAGAGTCCGAAGGGTGACAAACATCTCGACATAGTTGATATTTAGCACCCGTGCCGTACCCAAACCCCAATTGCTATCGGGATTCATATCCTTTTTACTCTTAGCTGCAAAAGCAGTTGAGGCTTTCAGTTGTCCCCAAGGAACCGAACCGTGCCCACCCAAACCTGCTTGAGGATTGATTGCTGTTGCCATTATTCTTCTCCATCTCCACCAAAGGAGTCATCAATATTTTCTGCTGCATCTACAAGGTCTTCTGCTGCATCTTCCACATCATCTACTGCACGTTGAGTTGCTCTTTTGGCAGCTTCATACGTTTCATCCAAACTGGATACAAAGTCCACTAAATCTCCAGGGTCTCTATCTGCAACCTGACCACGGAGAGCTTTCTGATGAAGAATCCAATTCTGTCCAGCAGCAGCCGTTGCTTTTGCATTGGCTGCCGTTACTGGGTCGCCCTGTTGCAGCTCCATAAATCCTTCCACAACTGGAATGAACTCACGGTCTTGAGCACTTTCAAGAACAATATTGGCCTCAGCCATTTTACAATTACAAACCCGAAGGGACTCAGGAACTAAATCAGCCAGGGAATAAGCAGCATTCGTCAGTTGTATTTTTGTTTTAGCTACTCCGTCCTTCACGGCACTGGTATACCAGTTACGAAGCCCTTCCGTCAGCAATTGAGTTTGTGTTGCTTCATTGGAACCTGAATTATTTAATTTCTGACGAATAGAAGCTAGAGCTTCATCTTCAGGACGAGCCTTAGAAAGGCTCTGTAATAAAGCCTGAGTTTGTGCATACTTAACGGTTGATTTTCTTCGTATAATGCCATCAACAAACTTATCCACACTGGCGGTATCCAAACTTTGCAGAGGACCCTCATTAACCAACTGAGAGAATACACCATTCTCATCAATATCCACACCTCGGCCATACCGATAGGAACCTATGATCTCATAACCCCGGGCATCAGATACGGGGAAGACAGGACTAGTTACACCAATTTTTCTATTCTTTGATTTACTCGTTCGTTTGATTTTCGTTATGCCTGCTATACCGTAAACACCTGAAAGAACAGAGAAAAAATGGGCAATGGTATTTAAACCTTGTGAACTTTGTTCGGTTTCAGGATCCTCTTTTAATACTGACCGTCTCCAATCCCTCACCCAATTATTAACACGACTCCTTAAATCTTTAACCAGATTCTTGGATATGATTTTCCAGAATTCGTCTACAGACATTTTCTCACAACCAACAAAAACCCGAGTGCCCTCTGTATCACTGAGCTTGAAAGAGTTTGGGGAATCATGAAGCTGCATTGTTTCATTCTTGATACCCACCGACAACAGGGTTAGAGGTGCTGGTTTTTCAATGTCGGGATCGGCTTCATTAGCGGCACTCGTAAGAATAAATCCCAAAGAAGCAATCCAATCCGTAAAAGCATCTCTCAAAGTAGAAGCCTTCGACTGAGCTGCTCCCTGAACCACAGCACTACTTGTTAAATTTGCAAAGAACTTGGCCCCTAAAGCTCCAGGGTTTGCTTTCTGAATCGTTGTGGTCTTCACACTTGTCAAATTATAATGCACAGGAGAAAAACTCAGCTCTCGAATTTCAGAAGTCGGGACAACAACCCCGCCCTTTTTTTTAGGATCACCATTCAAAATTTTAATCCCTTTGGTCACTGGAATGATCCCGAACTTGGAATCCACTGCTTTATTTAAGGGTGTTTGTGATCCACCAGGAAGGAAACCCTCACCCTCAATCGGGCCCTCTTCCAAAGGTTCATCTACTATGGTATGGGATTTATCCCCTTCTGTAACATTGATAGTTAAACTACCCATCCCTTGATGTTTAGAGTCTGGGTGAGAAGAGGAGTAATACCGGTATGAACCGGGCATGTTACCGTTCGTCCGAGTTGCTTTTTTGTCTGCCAGGACATCTAAGATGAAACTGGTGCTGTGAATATCTTTTCGAGAACCATCTCTCATACTCTGCATATTCAGAATAATAGAATAAAGCATTTTTACAGGGTCCGTATCATTTATCTTACTAAGTTTCTCTTCAAATGCAATCTCACATTGTTTTAAATTGTTTGAAGCAGCAACAACTTTTTTACGAGCAGTTTTAATTTTTGCCCTGGCATTTACCCGTTCCGTTTTCTTTTTTTTAGATGTTTTCTTATAATCTGCCCTTGCTTTAGTTACTCCTTTTGACGCTTTCCGAAGGGCTGCTCTCCGGGTCTTCTTGGAAGCACCCAAACCATCTAGTAAAGTTTTATATTTATCCACACCGGCAGCTAAATCTGCAAATTCCCCTGTGGCATTTACCGGAGGGTGTGTCCCAGGAGGAAGTAAATCCTGATCAATATCATATGAAAACTTCATGGTGGTGTTCTCACCTGTCTGCATTTCAAACAAAGTTCCCATATCAGCACCACCGGCAAATCGAATAACTTTCATATCCAAGGCCATCTGGATGATTCCAGAGATCATTGTAGGGATAGATACATCAAACACCCCACCCCCAAGCAACATTATCCGAGGATCTACACGATTCGGGTCAAGGCCCATTACCACATTAGGGAACCCCATCAAAGTAGGATAACCCATATTGTCTTCTACCTGAAGAGGGCGAGCAGGCATTGAAGGGTTATCTAAATGAATAGCATCAATACCGCCGTTCGGTTTATCTACATCACCGGGAGCAAAGAACTTGGCTCTCTTGGCAATGAGCTGGAGAGTGGTTGTACATTGACCACCGGCCATAAAAGAATGTGAAAAAGAGTTGCAGTAATAAAAACAATCCAGATACCGAATATACACGGGATAACCGGGTCGGATTTCAGGTCGGAGAGGAATCGTTACAGAAGCCGACTTCGATGGAGCATTCATGATGTCCATCCTATTAGCTGCTGCATGTTGCATAGCATCTTTATCATTGAAATATGCCGTTTCAAACTCACCAGGCCGCCATCCATACTGGGCCACTAACCGATAATCTACATACTGAGCACGAACACCGTATTCACCGTCAGCTCCTAGCCCTACAACATTTTTGATTGCCCCACTCTTAGCTGTCATATATGTGATTTCAGGTTCTTTTTCATCAAAACTAATATTGATAATATCAATATCTTCAATACAATAAGTCCGAGAACCTGATGTGTCCAAGTTATAAAAAGGAGGCTTAAAAACAAAATCCCCATCCACATCCTGAAAGAATTCAAAACCTGTGGTTTCACAGACTTTGTTGGCCATATCCATCTTACTTTCATATGTAGATTCAAACTCATTAAACTGCCCAAACATTCCAATGTCCGTAACGAAGGCTTTCATATCTACGATATTTAAATCTACTGGCTCACTACCACCAGAGGCTCTCTCCGAATAGAGAAGGGCATCCAAAACATCAGGAGTCAAAGACCCACGGATTGTAGCATTACTCATCACCTGGGAATTACTTTTCGACCCTGTGTTACTTTGATTGAATCGACTTCTGGTTAATTTGATCAATTCTTTACTTGAAGCCCTGCCCAAGAAGGCTGCCTGAGCTGCATTAAATAACTGGCCCGTTGCACCGTGCATCCTCAATCTGATGGTAGAAGTCTTAAATCGTTCCTCCCAGTATTTGGCTGCAAAAGAAAAAAGTTGTTTATTCCCAAACATTGCACTGATATTGGTTTGAGATTGAAGGGCACTTCCAACACCTGCAGCGGCACTGATAAAATCGTTATGGATATGCCAAATAATTTCATAAGGGTGCTGACCTGTATAGTTATGACCAACGGAAGACGCTTTGTTACCAGAGTTAGTTGGCCGTTTACCAAAAATAGAAGCATTCGTACTGACTTGTTGGAACTGCCAAAAATGTAGCATCGAGCCACACTGAACAGAGAAAGTCTGAACACCAGAACTATAGGAACCACCGACTTGAGTCACAACTCCGTGGAAAACATGATAATATGGATAAGCAGGCATCGTGTCATCATCAGTGGATTGATACATACCCTCAACCGGGAAAAAGCCACGTTGGTAAATATGAACTTCCAAACCAGGTCGGAGAATGAACTGAGCATCCCTTGCAAACGATTCGTGATGGTGAACGGGTACTGACAAGGTAAATGATGCGGAAGTGGCTCCAGGGTCCGTTCCGGCGTCCACAGACACCTCTGTGACAAACTCTTGGATATTAATTTTGCTGTTGCACCGAGCACACCCCGGTAAAGAGAGATCCCCATTCAGATATACCAAGCAATCTGGAGTATGTTGGATAACCTGCTGACGATTCAGCCTCCATGTACCTATAAAAGGTCGATTTTCTATACCCATCGTTAAAATCCAAACGGTTTAGCATTACGAGGGATATCCTGTTCAACAGGTCTATCCACAGCAACACTGGAATCATCATCGAAACTCTGAAAAGCCTGATTTCCTACAGGTTGTTCTATAATACCACCAATTATGATACGGTCAAAACCATTGGTACCGTCTCTGGTACCGTCTTGAGGGACTCCGGTACCATCTTGGGGAACTAACGTATCCAAAGCATCACTAGAACTAACTTCCTGTTCTTGAATGGTAGTAACACCACCCAACCCCAAAGAATACTCACCAGGTTTATTTCTACCTTTACTCATGTACCGTTGATCTTCGATACTGGGTAAAGGTGCCCGCATAGGCTGCACAATATTGGTGTCGGGAGTTGTATCCATAATCCCGTTGGCCGTGAACTCAATATTAAACTCTACACCACCCAGCTCATTATCTTCGTTTAATTCAAATGTAAATGATTCCATACTGCCATAGTAAATGAATCCATCATACCGAATAGACAAAGCTCCAACATGAAGATGAGCATTTGACCGACCCATCGTATCATAGATGTACCCATTATTTTTGTAGAACCTCATCAGGTTCTGCATATTCTGCCAGGCTTTAGAATCATTACGGCTGGTAACATGGACACCCCTGCCACCAGAGATAAACGCTCCACACTTTGCTGTGAACGAAATCTTGGCTTGATCTTCACCCCAAGTATGGAGAATGTAACCATACCGGCTACGATCTTGATATTGTTGAATCTTGGTGTACTGAATCTGGAACGATGTCGGATTGATCAACAAAACCAAAGGTGGAATATTAAGGATATTCGATACTTGAAGCCGCATATCCATCACACTCAACAAGTCAGGAAGGGCGGGTTTTCCTCGTGAAGGTAAATCTGAATTGCCTGGTTCGGGGGGACCCATCACATCCAGATCCTCAACCAAATCCTCAGTAGGGCTAAACCTTACTAAATAATCTTCAGGGTTCATTGAGTTTTGATTTGCTGCAACATTAAGCAACGAAGCATCTTGATATAGGGCATCCCGAGCCTTCTGATAACTGGAAGCCGTCCCATTGGCCACATCATAGAGGCTGATACTTGGACTACCGGCAGCACTTGGCTGTGAGGCATAATTCTGAAATGCCGCAGGGGGTTCAATCTGAAGAACAAAAGGGGATAAATTCCTAAGCATTTGCCGAGTGTTATCAATCTGATCCGTTGAAATGTCTTCCATCTCAATAGTCAGTTCCGGTCCAACATTCAAATATTGATAAGCCAATGGAGCTGGAGGGTTTTTCACAGACTGAGCCGTAATCATTGCCATGTTAGGGCCTGTGATCGGTGGACCCCCTGTTTCCTTTGATCTCTCTACAGCTTCATCTAATGTAACCACTTCAGCCATAACACCCTCACTTTATCCTGTTGCCCAAATCAAGGTAATCAGGGTTCAATAGATCAGGGACACTAATTCCAGAATCCTCACTTATAGAACCTTGAGTTTGGTAACTCATATCTGTCCGAACCCGAACCATCTCAGATTGGATAGTAAAACTCGTTGACATCGTGAACTGGTATGGTTTATCAGCAGCCTCCGATACGGTAAAGTCGTTGAAGACCCCCAGATAAACACCCCCATCAAACGTAACACTGATGAATCCCTGAAATACGATTTTCCCAGTGATGTCGTAAATAGACCCATTATTATGAAACAGTGCCAACACATCCAGATATTTATCGTAAGCAATAGAATCCCGACGAGTTCCTTCTACATCGAGGGCTCCTTGACCACCTGTAATATTTGACAAACCGGAATACAACCGCATGAACCCACCTGTAGCAATGTTAAACTCCAGGGAATTTAAACCTTCACCAAAATGCTGTTCAACGAATCCTCCTTTGGTTGGGATCCGTTCGATGATCTTAGCATAATTGATGGACATGGACTCTGGGTTCACATGCAGCACCAGCTTCATATTGTCAGGAAGGATACTGGTTTCCTTATCTGTTGCCAGAATATCGAAAACAACGGGTTTTTTACCCTTGCTTTCATCAAATCCATCATCAGGTGACATGAAAGATGACCGGAAAACTGGTGGTCTGTCAGCCATTGATTATAACACCCCCGCCTTTTGAGCTTTCGTTATGGCCATCAAGTTCTGATTGGCATCGTTCGGGAGGTTGTAGTTATTGATAACGGTCTGACCCCCACCTCTTCTGTCTAATGGTCCACCAGGTTTAGAACCTGTAATTGTATCTTTTGAACTAGGTTTGATAAGCCGGCCCCCAGAAGTCAAAATGAAATCTTCTGTTTTCTCTATAGTACTCTTGCCAGTTTTCCACTGTTTCATTAGTTTGTCTCTCTCAGTGGACCCAAAATCTGAGGTAGTCCCATTTTTTAGTCCATGTACCATTTTATCGGTCACAGAAACTCCTCCGAGGGCATCTGACATCAAAGCTCTCAGATCATTATCTCTAGTTACAGAATCCTGAGCCTCTGCGAAGGCTTTAGCTATAGGACCCTTTTCCTCACTTATTTTCTTTTCTTGCAGGTCCTTGGCTTTCTTTTGGTCCTCCGTAGATATTTGTTCATTTGACCGAAGCAATTCCTTATGAGCTCTATCACCCAATTCCTGAAGTTTATCAGTAATATCAATATTCTTTTTTTCCAACTCCAATAATTCTTTTAATTCTTCAGGATGGCTTTGACTTAATCCTTGCCTGAGTTGTGTTTGATCATAAGAAGCAGGTGTAGCACCTATAACAGCCCCACTTGCACCTACCTGAGTGCCCCTAGAACCTGCTGTACGCCCGTACATCTCATTTGCCGTCTTCTCGTGAGCAAACTTGGAAACTTCAGCGGCATCCTTATCAAGAAAAGTACCTTCAAAACCAGAAATGTTTTTTTCTTTTGCTCTGCTAAAATCCAATTTGGTACTTAAAGTCTTAAAACTTGAACGTAATTTCCCCAACTCCGCTTCAAGAGCTGTTCTTTCAGGCCCTTTAGCCTGAAGCATTTCTGATTCTACTTTCCCCTGTTTCTCCCTGTTTTCTTTTAATTGATCCAAGAACCTCTTAGAAATGGCCTCTTGTGAGGCTAGAGCTTTATCTCGTTCTTTTTTCTCATCCGCATCTAACCCTTTCCCAGTAAGGAACTTAGAAATAGTTTTTACGGAATCATAAATACCATTTAGGATGTATTGAATCCCAACTTCCAGAGCATGAGTCATTGCTGTAGTATTATCAGCAACTTTTTTTGCTTGGATTTCCTGATCAGTCATCATTTTAGCAACATCGGCATCAGCTTTCACTCGACCCATCAATAAATCCTTAGCCGACCCCATTGCCTTAAAACCAATCTCTTTTATTTTCCCATCTTTATCCATTTTTGCGTGCATGATTTTATTTTCACTCGTGGCCGTTGCACCCCAAGCATTAATTTGTTTTGTTTGTTCTGCCAATAATTTTGCTTGGCCTACTTCACCTTTAAACTCCTCAGTTCTCATTCTCTCTTGGAGTTTCTTCATATCATTCCACTGACCACCAACCTGCATAGCCATTTGTACAGATTGATCCCTCATAGTAGAATCGATACCATCTAAACTTTCAACAACTGATTGAGATATTGCACCCATCTGAGATAATTCTTCTAAACTTGAAACCCCCGCTGCCTTCATTAACCTATCAATGGTATCTACTAACACACCTCCCGGACCCAAAGACCTTAAAGCCGTCATCTGTTTTCCCATAGAACCACCAATACCATTAGCCTGAATCAGTAATTGCTGTAGTTGCCGAGAAGCATCGGAACCAATCTCTTTCTGAGTTTTTACAAGAATAGCCGCTTGTTCTTGGGGGTTCATCTCCCTTAATGTTTTTACGAGAGTGCTAATCCCTTCCCCTCGTGTATCGGCATTAGAGAGTTGTGCTGCCAACTCTGTACCCTCAGCCCCAAAAATATCCTTTAACCCTTTAGAAAAATCATCACCTAAATGAGATTTGAAAACATTCATCACACCATCAGCAGTATATTCAGCCTGGCTTTGTAAAGTAGCGGATACTGCTTTCCCACCCCGCAACATAATTTTTTTAATACCTTCTTGAGCGCTGTCCCCAGAGAACTGACCCGTCAACTTATTGAAGAAGTCGGCACCAAACTTAGTTCCGAGAATCTTATTCAGATTAAGGAGCATGTTAGTTGTCTGTTCTAACCGAACATTGTACATCCCCATCCCCGTGGTGGCTTGTAAAACCATCCCAAAGAATCTTTTCGTCCCAAAGCCACTTGTTTGAGCGGCATCGTAAATCATGGCAAAGTTTTCTTGAACCCCGCCTAAAGAAAAACCTAACTGCTCCATCATCCCTGTCATGTCCTGAGCAACTTTATCTGCAGACTCACCCAGTAACTTCGAATATGTTAAAGCAGCAGAAGTTGCTTTCTGGTAAGCACTCATCCTTTTTTCTGCTGTGTCTAAATCCCCAGACATTTCTTTCAAAGTGTGCCCTGCTTCATTCCATGCACCTAATATTTTAATCTGGTCGTCAGCTAATGTACCCCAATCCAAATTGTTCCCAACATCAACGGCCATCTCACGGACCTCTTTTAAAGCCCCTTCCAGTCCCTCAGCCCCGATAACCATATCCCCAACAGAAACCCCACCATCCATCAAAGTCTTATGAAGTTCCTTTGCTTGGGCATCAGCATCAATGATAATTTTAACAATTGCTGCAAAACCTGCGGCAATAGCCCCGACTGCCACAAGAGTAGGTCCCAACTTGGTCATAATCCCAGCAATTTTGGCCATCCCACCTGTCCCACCAGCCTCTTTAGAAGCTACAGCCTTTGCCTGTACCTGCTGAAGTTTTGCGGCACCCTTTTGAATAACACCAAAAATGGAAGTGACATCTTTAGATGTGATATCAGAGAAAACAGAGTGCATCCCCTCACCGAAGGTTTCAACAGATTTCCCGACTATAGCCATCCGGCTTTTCTCGTCATTGATTTGCATCTGTTCTAGTTTCTGGCCCATATTTGCTATTCTATCCTGATCAGCAGATAAAGCCTGTGTTTGAAGTTCTAGTTGATCTGCCAGTTTCTGTTTTCTTTTTTTAGCAATATTCTTAAAACCATCATTAAGTTTGGTGCTGTCTATCTTGAGTTGTTCCTTCTGCATTTTTGTTTGGATAACACTGATTTCTTTTGTAGCATCCGTCATTTTCTTACGCACAGCATCCATATGTTTCAGAGAGATACCGTTTTTCATACCTGTTGAAAAAGCATCTCGGACATTCTTCTCCATCAAATCCTTCATGGAAACGATGGATTTAGTCATCCCAGTCGTATCGAGCTGGGTACTAAAATTTAGAATTTCTGAACGGATACTCATGATTTAATCCTCTGACGAAAATGGAACCTGACGTTTGGTAATTAACTCCATCAATTCAGGGTTCCCTGGTGGGGCTTTTATCTGGCCATCTTCAGCTTCCAATAGCCCCTTCTCCGCTAATTTCAAATGACGTTGATACATCTTCTCCTGAAGCCCCTGAGTGTCATGATAAAGTTTAGCCACACCAGGCTTCCTGCTTTTCACAACATGCTCCAGTTGATCTAGTGTGTAACCAACCAAGGGCCTCGGCTTCGTATCCAACTCCATCTCTTCATACTTTTTCTGTAAGACTTCCCGACGAGTAGCTCTTTCTTCTCGTTCCTTGTCATACCTGTCAGTAATTGAATTCTTATAATTACTAACAATAGTATCATGGAAATCATCATCACCACTCACCCACCGTTGCATTTCACCTTCTAGGTCATCGTAAGACTTGGCTCGAATACCAATAGATTCAATATCCGTTGGCTTCGACTCTGGTGAAATAACTCCTTTTCGAACGTAAAAGAATCTATCCAGAACATCCTGCCGCCTGTTTTCTTCTCGTTCACGTCGGTTTTTATCATGCTTGTCAATCTTCTCCACCCCTTTAGGAGCAGAAGCTGAAGCAGCCAACTTGAATCCATCCCATTGGACTTCATCGTAATTACGTTTGTCTTCGATCTCATTAAAAAACCGCCACATTTGCATTACAGGGTTCATCCCGAACCGGTCAGTACCCTGAATTCCTGAAAGGGTCCCTATAGAGGATCCTTTAGTGGCTTTCCACCGAAAACGTGAAGCACTTTCATAACAATATGCCTCGACTGCACTGAGAGCTTTATCTTGACGAGAGAATAACCCTTTGACAATACTAAATAAAATGGTCATAGCTGACTGAGGTAATGTCTTCAACAGTTTATGAATATGATATGAAGAATTAGTTTCAGCCAGAAGGCTATAACCATCAACCATCCACACAGATGACGCAACCATCCAAGATTGCCAAGCCTCATCATCACCATGAGTCTGAAGCAAGAATAAATCTCCGGCACTCAAAGACCTGAACGACAAACGAGCCCCGGCAAGACTCACCGAATGGGATAAGAACCCTACAGTGGTTAAATCTTCAACGTCTTCATAGAATGGTGCCCGTTGTTCGGGGGTTGTCGTCGGCAATAAGCCCATAAATTACGGCTTTCGATTATTAGGTTTGAACCTAGGATTTGTCGATTGATTCACAGGAGCACTATTCAAAACAGGCTGTTGAGCTGATTTGTCAGGCTCTACCCTGTCCAGAGTTTCAACAGGCTGACGATACACATCAGCACCATCCCTTTTTTCAGTAGATTCCGTCATAGCTTTTCGAGAAGCATTCAGAATCCTGGTTTCCTCAGACTCCAATTCATCAGCTACGGATTTTGCTCCAACATGAGGTGGCTTTACACCGGGTCTCATCACGGGGGCACCTTTAGCGGCCTGTTCTGCTCTCATGTTATTCAAGGCTGACGGTTCAGGAGGAAGGTCCCCACGTCGGGCAGCTAGAAGTTTCTGGTTTTCGGCGTGAACAGCAGCCTTCATCCCATCGGAATCACTCGAATCTATAAACGAGTCATCTTCCCATACAGGTAATGGTGGTTCCTCACCTATTACAGGCTGCTGAGGCTGTTCTTGTGAAGGTTCCTGAGCCGTAGGTGGCATTGGAGCTGCTTGTTGATCTACGGGCCTCTCAGGAGGTGGTGTGGCTGCATCATGGAAGACTGTATCATGGAAGACCGTTGATTTGAATTCTTCCTGTTGGGTTCGTTGAGGACCTAGTGCCTCTGAAGCATCGAGGTTTTCAGGGAGAGCCGCATCCTCGTCAACTTGGGGGGCGATGCCAGCCCGTTTTGCTGTCATAGCATCAACAGCAGCTCGGCGGTCTTGCCCGTCAGATTTATCCAACTCAGCAATTTCTTTCACCTGGTCATGAAAAGCCGAGGTAGAGGATTCCTTCTCCTGAGTTTTCTTCAGATCCTCCAATCGTTTCTCAACCCGTTCAATTTCTGTGGCCAAGTCTACTGGATCAAATACAATAGCTTTCTCTGCATCCAACTCAGACTGGAGCAGTAACTCATTGTATTTATTGAACATCAAGGTTCGGATGTCTTGTGTCCATTTGAGAAGGAGCTTCCGCATTGCCAAATGCTTAGGTTCCTTCACCTTTTTGCCGTTTTTTAGAGTTTCCCCGGTTTCGATATATTCTGAATTATGAAGGTCGAGAGCTCCGATGGAAACCAAGGAAAAAGACAAAATACTAATTTTGAATCTTTCCAGATACTCCAAGGCATCATGGCTTTTCTTCTCATTTGCATCTGCCAAAGCCTCAGAAGCATAACGCTGGGCTATGATTTCTTCTTCGGGGAGAAGAATCCGCAGCGTTACCGTTGTCCCGGAATCTTTCCCCTGGACATTGAAAGTAATCTCATTTTTACCGATGGCTTCGATAGGGGCAAGAGCACTCACCAGAGCATCAAGTGTAATCTGTTCCATTTTCGTTATTTCCCTTCTGTTAAAGGAAAACAACCCTGCAGCCCTGGATAGCACAAGATTGAGCTTGTCAGTCCGTTTCAATAGGTAAGTCAGACCATCTCCCTGATGGGAGAGGAAAATAGCTCAAGTCGTTGTCTATCTGTACATCTGTTCGTCTTAACAGGCTGCTGGGTTATTTCCCCAGTTATAACCTGTACTTTACCCAAGCAATCAAGGACGACCTGGATTAAGTAGCACCAACGGCTGCGAAGCCTTGGCCAGCAGCACCAACGGTCTGACGACCAGCAGCACCAGCCACATTGTACCCTGACTCTGCATATCGGACAGAACCAAGCTGGCCAATTGTTGGGTCATTACCAGTTGCCAAGAACTCACCGTAAACACTGGCGAAGTCATGGACATCACTGACGGTAACATCACCGGATTCCATGATGAGGCCGGAATCTTTAGCAAATGTCGTAGACCAACTGGTAAACCAGCAGGCTTCATAGACAGTGATGATGGCAGAGTGACCACGTTGGGACTCATCTGCCGGGGTACCTTCCTGATTAGGAGTGATAGCTCCGTAAGCTACCTGGCTTACACCACCGTTGAAAGTACCGGGATCAAATCCAACACCTTCATTCGGTGCTCCCATATCCACATCAGCCAATGTACTGAAAACAACCTGTTGTTCAATATCGAAAGGCCATTTGTGATGAGCCAAGGAACGAACTGGGCCATCTACACCCGAAGCATAACCAGTGGCTTGCCACAAGTTGCACAGGTACAGAAGTGCTCGTTCAAAGTTTCCTGTTGTTGGTTCCGTTACGGACGGGACCAATTCGGCAACCTGATCACCAAAACCAATTCCTCGAACAGGTTCAACGGTACGACTCTGGCTTGGGTTGAACTGAGATAACACCCCCATCTGAGCCATCGTACTCGTATTCCCCATGTGAGGTGTCAGAATTCTGACTTTCTGAGAAACTGCTGTTCGAGTATTGGGGCTAGTCCCGTAATCGTACAAGTACGAAGTACCACCCACCCCGATGTTGGCATTATTGTTATCTGTGTTCGGCATGTCAAAAACCTCCGTCATAGGAAACTCAAATTGGGCATGTAATCATCAACCCTTACAATTATTGGTATTATAGGCTCCCTACCGAGTCATGGAGACGGAAAAACGGGGCAGTCTCATAAGAAACGGGGCAGTCTCATAAGAAACAGCCCCGTTTTATTGAGGAAGGTTAAAAATCAGAGAGACTGACCTACATGCACCCAAATCACTTCAGGATCACAAGAGCATGGATTCAGGAGATGTTCCTGGCACTCCTCATTCACCTGATCCTGACCAGCCTCAAGGATTCCAACAGCTTTGGCCATGTTGGGGTCTTTTCCAACGTTCAGGTCGAGGTAGTGGTTCAGGAAGTCCAGCATCCGTTCGATATGAAGGGCATACTTCGGGGCAGCACTGTCTTTGTCGGCAATGTAGGCCATCAAAGCCAGAATTACTGTCTCGTGGGCACGTTTTTTCCGGGTTAAGCCGGGCAAACCACCGTCGGATTGCAGTCCGGCAAGCTCGTTAAACAAGTCGGAACTCTTAATATCCGAGTCCTCAAACTGAATTTCCTTCCTCTGGAAACTTCTCTGGAAACTTCTCGGAGCTAAGGATTCTTTAGGGGTACATTCGGGTTCATACTCCATCCAGTTCATCGTACCAGAACTGCTACCGTAGACCTCACTGCTGGCAGAATCGCCTATCAGAAGGGATTTCGTCGTCATGCCCCGACTCAAACCTCTGGAACCATCACCACTGTCCCTGAGTCCGAGGCTCTGAGTGCAACATTGGACTGATGCTCCATAGGAGGCATTACAGGAGGCACTACGGAAAATCCCACCACTACTCATCCCTTCAGGGGTACCAACAGCTATGATCTGTTGTTTCACCTGTTGGCTTTTTTGGTCTCCGGCACGTTTCACGATAGCTATCAGAGACATCACCTGACTGGCTAATCCATAAACCGTAGAAATAGCCTTCAAGGTAGTTTCGACAGATTTTTTTTCAGGGCCGTCTTTTAGAGCAGCATCCAATGCTGTTTCAAGGTCTTCCACCTGACGACCAGCATACAACAGACCAGACAAACCGTTCGGAACTTCTTGAGTGTAACTCACGGGAACTTTGACCTTCTTCCCACGACCCCAAGTGAACGTCACCGTCTGCGGAGCATTCAGGCCAGTAGTCCCGTCATCTGTCAGCAACACAGGATAACCATCCCAGATGGTATCAACCTGATGTTCCTGTGACATCTTCTTACCAGTGACGACGAAAACCTTGAGGTCCGTCTGCACAGGCTGTTTAACGGAATTGAATAACTCCAGGGCATTGGCCGTAACATCCTCGTTCGTACCAACCATCTTCTGAACACCATCACTCCGACGAGCAAGGCTGGAAAGGAAACGGTCCTGACTGGCTGAACCAATACCAAGGACATGAACTCTTGTCCCTGCTGCAGCACATTGCTCAACGATAGTGCCTGTTTCAAACACTTGGCCATCTGTCATCAAGAAAATGTCCCCACCAGAACCACCCAAAACACTGATGGCCTGACCAAGGGCTGGAGCCAACTCAGTCCCACCACTGTTGGCATGGATTTGGCTGATAAATTTATCAGCACACTTTCGGTTAGCATCCGTGGCCTTGGCCATACCAGCATCGAATGTATGGTAGTTAGACCCGAAATAAATCAGGCCAAACTCATCCGTCGGACGGAGAGTTGACAAACAAGCACGTATTGCCAATTTAGCCTGCTCAATGGGCTGCCCTTGCATCGAGCCAGAGTCGTCTACGATGAAACAGACTTTTCGGGGAGCCTTCTTTGCTTTCGGAAGCAGACTTGAAGGAACCACTACCGTCCATCGAGGGGCACCCTTCGGAACCTTGGGGTCATCCTTGCTGGACTTCTTGGAGACCAACTTTGCATCAGCAAACACAGAGGCTTCAACTTCTTTTGCCTGCACTTCAATCACCAAATCACGGTTCGGAACGTCTCCCGCACCTGACAGTTCGATTTGGGCAGAACCTTCCCCACTTGGTCGAACCAAGATACGGTGAGATGGAGACGATACGGAATCCAACTTACCGGCAGCTTCAACATTTATATTGAAAGATACCTGATGCAGGCCAGAAGCATCATTTTTCCATTCAGGAAGGATAATGTCACCGAACACATCCGAAGGCAGCGTAACCTTCCTACCTTCTTTAGTGGAGGGTGCCGTGGCACTTGCATGGTAATTAGGGGCCAGAGTAAACGGGAAACGGAAACGGTAGGTGTTATCTTTGATCTCGACACCCGACACGATATCCATTACAACAGTCACGGTTTCATCAGGTTGAATCTGGCCAACAGACAAGGACACCATGCCATCAATATTAGCTTCAGCCAACACAGAAAGATGTCCTGCTTCCATGCCTTCTTCGTATTCTTCACGGGCTTCTTCACGAGGTTCGAGTTTGGACTCAACCTCGAAATCCTCCCCTTTGACGATGAACCGTCGAAGGGTTCCGTTACGAGGCAGCATAAATGTATATATGGCCTCCAAAGGTTCAGACCGCCCTTCTGTCTTGAATTGGTGAGTTACCCTCAGCATGGCCCCTGCTGGAGTTACACGGCCAGCCAAATCCATCCTCTGCATTGCTAGAGGTATTTCTACACCTGTGCCAGCTTCTGTTATTCTGTTCCCTATAGGTTTTAACCTCATGATCGTCCTCCTTTGTCTGTTGGTAATGTCTTGGCCACATCTGACAGGGCCTTAATGATTAATCGTTTGTGTTGCGGGGCTACACTGTCGTCTATCAGCAAATCTACTCCTGGAATTAGTGCTAGATGTGTCAACCGCCTGGTTCGTAATGCTACTGCCTCGTTTTCAGGGAAACCCTGATTGATTTTGATGGCAGCCAGAGTCAAACCCTGTTTATCTTTCATCTCCTTTACCCGAAGAATGGCCTCCATGTGTTTCTCGGTGGAAACCGCCCCATGCCCGGAACCGTTTGGAGACGGAATAAGTTGCTCCGTAATCCAATAACGAATCGTCCGGGCTGTTACCCCCGTCTTCTTTGCCAGTTCTCTAATCGTATATTTCATCGGCAAAACTCCTTTCATGCCTCTCTATAATACACACTTTCTAGCCACTGTCAAGAACTGTTTTCATACCCCAAAATAAAAATTCCTTTTTTTTAGGGTATAAGAAACACTGACAATTAATTGGACTATAAACAAAAGGATTGAAAAAAATGTCAACTTACACTTACATAAACATGCACTGGTTGGAAATCTCATGTGTTACACTCAAGGCAGGGGACGGCTATAACGGAAGCTGGTCAGAAAAAGAAATCCATAATCTCCTGAAACAAGAAAAAAAGGAAAAAGATGATGCTTTCAAAAAAGGCAAATTAAAAGACCCCGGTTATGCCAACAAAAACTGGAACCGGCCTGTTCGTGTTAAAGAATTGAGGGCAGACTCCAGGGAAAAATACCTCAAGAAAATGGCTGGTAAAGGTTTTATCAAGATATTGACGAGATATAAAGAAACTCAATATCAACCCACAGATTGGCTGAGAAACCGCATAGAAAAAGTTTGTTTTAGTCCTGGGTTCAAAATCGACCCCTTCACCCCTGACTTCAAACGCCTATGGCCAAAGAAAATTATCAAAAACTACATCAGGTACTGTTTCAATGAAGAAGAAAGAGACTATTACCCCAAAAACCCAACACTCATAGACATAAGGAGTTTCTATAACCTCTCAGAAACAGATGCCAAAAAAGGAATCAAAATGCTTATAACTGACGGAAATATAAAGGAGATCAACATGGGAAAAGAAAGCACAAAATATCAATACACCCCAGGAAAAGATGAAATCCCTTTCGACCACCGCTCTGACGGTATCGAGGAGCTTTCAGGCTTATTTGGGACAGATACAAAACCCCCAAAAACAAAGGAAATAGTAACCCAAAACGTGTCCAACGTGTTAAGCACCCAAGAAATAACGGTGGCACCAGAAATAGAAACCGATGTTTCAAAAGATATGACTCTGAATAAAGCCGTTCAGAAATATTTCACAGACCTTCCTCTAAGAGTCCAGAAATCCAAACAGGGTACGAAAGACCAACACAAATTCTCTGTGGAGGATCTTGTAAATTTCTTGACCGTATCCGCAAACATCGTAAATACCAAGGAGATCACAGAACACTCTCTGGAACTGTACTTTAAATCAGCAAGTTTCAGATATGAAAAATCAACACTGAGATCAAAACACTCGATCTTAAAACAGTTTTTTTCATGGCTCCAAGCTAAGGAATTGATCGATGTCTCACTGCCTTCAAAAGAAGAACTGGGGATAGAAAAACACAAGGAAACAGCAGCCTCTATATTCTTGGAAACAGCTGTTAGAGGATATCTTGATGAAGACCCTAACAACTTCAAAACCAAAGGTACAACACACCACCAAATAACCATCCCACAATTCCTCATAGATATGGGGAGAACTTCCAAGGTCAATAAAATCACGAAAACCCAGGTAGTGAGATTCCTAAACACATACCACAACAACCCTCAATCCTACATCAACCAAACCTGTGAAGTTATTAAGGATTTGGTTGGATGGCTTATCTCACAAGGACATGCCGTCAATTTGGAACCTATCACGGAAAAAGACTACCCAATCTCTTCTGTGACAGATCTCGTAAAAACTCCCACCGTAGCTGAAAAAGCTCTTGAAAAGAAATCCTTGGAGACCCTCGTGAAAGAAGACCTGGATAACAAAAAATGCCCCTCTACCGTCCATGTTGTTCTTTTCCCGGACAACCTGATGCAGAAAGACATTAACCTACTGTTGGAAAATACCGACTACACCCTCAATGAAATCATTGCCCATGCTGTAACTTTTGGTATCATCAAAGCATCGGATGCCATCCGAGCCTCAATGAAGAACAGCTTAAAAGACTTGGGGTTCGGTGACGTGAATATGAAAAAGAAATACCCCGTAGATGAGGGTTAATCCTCAGAGACCAAGAAAAAAGCCCCGACCGTAATGGCCGGGGCTTTTTTCTTAAATAGTCTTAGCTTTTTTGAATAGCCTTACAAGGTTTTTACTTTTTTCTTCTGCTTCCCTGAAATCAGACTCAATATATATCGGAAACCTTCGGAAATGAACTACGGAGAAAATCTTACGTTGACCTGTGGGGCATGTTTCATATCCAATATCCCAATAAAACCGGGATCCGAGTTGTATCCGTTTTTTTTCATGATCTAATATGTTATTATTTTGAAATGTGGCAAAATTCCTATCAGTAGGATGATCATTATCTCCAGTGATTTTTGCAGTAAATGTGTTTTCTAAAACCTCTGTTATTTCACAGACCCAATGACCCCTCACTTCCATTCGTGATTGGATTGAAGCCTGTACACATTCCGTTCGAATACTTGCACAGGTAAGGGAGACGGGTAAAATTTCTTCTGTTGCTTTATTAAATTGTGGGATGTTCATAAAAAAACCTCCTAGGGTCATATTAGCAAGACCCTAGGAGGTTATCAAGTTCTTTATTCAAGCTATGTAAGTGCCTGAAATCATTGACTAAAGTGAGGACCGGAGGTGAAAAGTCAGGACCATATACAAAAGTGGGAAAACCGGACTGTACCAAGCCTCTACCTCGGCAACGGTTGGATCATCTGCTGCTACAGATGCTTTGATACCTGTGTAAGCTGTGATGATCTGAGCAGACACCAACTGTTTGAGCAGCATTGCCATCCGGCCTTCAACCTGTGACAGGATACCAGGCAGGAACTTGATTCCCACGAAGTTTTCCAAGAGTTGTCGGGATTGACGCTGAACTTCATCTGCGATCAAGACAATGGTTGGCAGTTTGGTCAGAACATTCGTCATGTCCGTTGTCAAACCATGTCGTACACGAATGAACGGAGGTTTGTCTTCGAGAACTGTAACACCCTTGGTAGCCAACAAATTCTGTTCAACGGCATCAAGGTTGCGTCCTAGCTGCCGGGCCCCAACCAATCGTCGGCCTGTCCACGGGGTTGCCACATCGAGGTTCGGGGACACCACGGAACCTACCAACATTGCTGCCAGCATTGGGCCATCCATCAACTCATCTGTACTGTTACCCAAAGCATCTGTGATAGAAACCACTGCAAAGTCTGGGTAAACCAACCGCATACGAGTGTTTTCAAGGGACTGGGCTAAGTCACCACATGCTTCAGGTAAAGAACCTGCTGCCATACCGATGATGGAAGTTCGTTCCGATTTGTACCGGATAGAAGACATCAGTTCATTAGACTGTTTCAGATACTGATACAAGTCCGATGAATCACCGCGAAGTGGTGTGATGATATCGGGATTTACGAAGCCTGGAAGTGTGCCTTCCAGTTCTTTGATAGCATCACGATAGTCTATCAGGCTAGCATAAGGTTCACCAGACTCACGAGGAATCTGCTTCAGGCCCACCAGAATGGCACCATTCAGCACTGCCAAGTCAGAAGCCAGTGTTAAGGGAGAATCTACTCCGATACTTCCGTAAGCCTGTTCGATGGAAAACATCTTGGTGTAAAATGCCGTTGCAAAGTCCTGTTTCTGGTAGATGTACGAAGTGTAGTACAAGTCACCGATAGACGGTTCATTTCCACCACGTTTGAAAGTCTCTACCGTTGCTGTATCCTCAACACCAACGCCTACGGTATTTGCTACGGTCAGCTCGACACCGTTAAGGGCATTATGAGGTATGTTTGCATCCGATGTGAACGACTTACTAACCTGGATACGGAACGTGGAGTTAGTTCCTGTTGGGTACTGGAGCCACGGGCCATTCGGGTCGGTACTCCAACCACGAGGCAGCAGAGTGAATGTCAGGCCAGTGATTTCATCACGGTAGGTTTGACCAACGATTCCGTCCTGACCTGTTCCGTCTCCGGAAGGGTTAAGCTGGGATTCGTTGATAGAACCAGAACCATCGGAAATACTAGATTTCACGAAGAAACCATCCAAAGCAGGTTCACCAGAAGCACCATCACCTTCTTTAGCATTCAGACCCGTGTCATAAGCCAAGGCATCGTCAATCTGGCTCTGGGTGTTCAGGACTTCAACTGAAGACTGAGATCCCAGTTCGGATACGACTGTCGGAGCATCCTGCAAGTAGAGATATTGAGCACCCACTGCATCTTCTTCTACTCTAGCCAAACCATCCCGGGAGAAGGAAAGGTCGGCAGAAGCAAGAGTCAGCAACCAAGTCGTGAAGTTTGCATGTCTGTTAGCCATCAGAGCGGAAGCCAGCTTCCTGACAGATACCGTGTTTCGAAGGGCTACTGTTCCAGAAGAAATACCCAACACACCGTTTGCCGAACCCGAGCCAACAGAAACCTTAGAGTTGCTGCTAGTTTCAACACCAGTGATACGGAACCCTGCACCTTCTTGTCGCAGGTAGAAGCTACTGACGATATTGGCTGCATCCCCGAAAGGAGCACCCGGTACGGTAGCCATTGCCACTTTGATTTGACCCAGAATCGAGTCGTCATCCGAAATGGGGCCGAGGTTAGTAGATATCCCCGTGGAATCAGCATCGAAGATAACTTCAACTGGAGTCCCATCCACATCGAACTTGAGAATGTTGTTAGCTGCCACTGTCCCTGCACCATCATAGAAGATGACCAAAGGCTCACCATCACCGTCCATGCCACCTACGAAGCCAACTTGCCCACTAATAGTGGAAGGTCGAACTGTAGCTGAACGAGCAGCTGTTCCATACAGACCTGATTCCAATCCTGCTTTGGTGTTACCCGTCAGAACTTGGAGCTGAATCTGGGATTCGATGTCGTGGGCATCCATGCTGCTGAAAGGACCACCACCAGGCAACAGACGGTTCCGAAGAATAAGTCTATCGTACAGTTTCCGAGAACCTGTACCCGTTGGGCAGAGATAAGATCGAGCAATAGGAGCTTGAAGTAAAGCTGCCTGGCCATCACCAGTAGATGCTCCAGTGTCCAACCCTGCGATGACTGCAAAGTCTTCATCAGGAGAACTGGTAGAATCAAGGAACTGGATGTAACCAGCGGCGTTCAAACCAGCATGTTGTATTTTAAATTGCAACTTGGCTTGAGCATTGGCCGTACATTCTATGTTCAGACCAGCAGCAGCAGCACCAGCAGCAGCAAGTTCAGTATCAATCTGATCTTGGACTTCGGTAGCAAGTAAGACCGGAGTAGCATAAGTTCCAGGTGTTAATGTAATCTCGAAAGCAACCGAAACAACATCACCTATGTAAGCAAAGTTCAATTTATCATGGGCACCTGCTGTGATTGTCACGGGGCCGTTGAACTCAGTTGCACCGACCATTGTGGAACGAGCATCTGGGTTATAGATGTAGTAAGGAGTGTTTACAGAAACAGAACCACCAGCCCAGGCAGAATCCACTGTAGCTTCCCATGTTGTACCATCGTAAGCTGTGATAGTCCTGTATTGGCCCGGTGTTGCACCACTGAGAGCATGGTTACCGATGACCACTCTCCAACCAACGTAGTAGTTATTTACATCGGACTTGGTATGTGGAAGCCCTATTACGTTAGAACCTCCTGTCAAAGCCAAAGCCTGATGACCACTTGCAGCTTCATTGATGACATCGGCAAAATAGCTGACATCCACATCTGTCACCGTGCTGGATGTTTTCACCAGGATATTGGCATCATCTACCTGGAGGTAGAAGTCTTCGGCTGCAGCCAAAGAATAACTTTGACCGATTGTTGCACCAACACCACCTGTATAATCCACCTCGTCACCGACAACGGAAGCAAAGAAACCACCACCGTGTCCTGCAATAGCCGCACTACCAGAAGGGTTATCCAAGTTCAGGCCCACAACACCGACGGATTCGTAGGTGTGCAGTTTAATTCTGAGTCTGTCGGAGTAACTCTTGATGAATTCGTAAGGTCCTGCACCAGGCATCGTCCATTTTGCAGGAGTAGCCACACGGGAAGAAAACTGTACTGTCACGATTTCTTCAACAGGGCCAACAAAGTCGTCACCAGACAAACCTTCAAAGTGAAGATCAGGGGTCAACTCGGAACCTGATGGGAATTCAAGGGTGACACCGTTAAGGGATGAACCCTTGGTGCCAGTGTTAAGTGTGACACCGTAGACTTCAGAGTCACCTTTGTCAATGATGGTGTATGTACCAGAACCGGAAGCCCCAGGATTCACACATGTTATGGTGTACTCTTCATCTGTCAGAAGGTTGTACCAGAAGGAAGCAAATACTATTGCTCCGACGGGAACGGATTCAGCCAACGAAACGGTAATACCTTCTACTTTGTCCACTTCCACTTTGCCACGGTCAAGGGCATCCTGAACATCATAACCCCAATACACATCCACCACGTCTGGGCGGTTGGTCGGAAGGTCGATACGTCCGTTGCTGACCGTCTGGAACAGACTTTGACCCAAGGGGGTATTTCGCCCATTACCGAGAGTCGGCTGGAAGGGGAGTGTGAAGTCCATCCGGTTATCGGAAGAAATACCACCACTGCTCTGCACAACTGGTGTACAAGTTGAGAGGAACGTTTTATTGTCTATCAGAGTACTGGTGATTTGAGTTTCCCCAAACAAGGAAGCACCTGATGTATGGATCCCGCTGGAAACCAGAGCTGCTGTACCCCAGACGATTTTATCGTCTTTCAGGACGAAATCTGTTTCCTGAACATAGGACTTGGACTCAGGGGCCACACCACACTTAGTAATCTCAGTGATCCCATTATGTTGCAGGTAATCAAATGTATCCTGCCAAGCGTTGAACCAGTATTGAATAGTCACAGTAGCACCAGCTTTAGGAGCTGCTGACAAAGTGACTGCCCGTGTAGAACCATTCACCGATACGGGAATGACCTGAGTGTTATTGACCTTGACCACCACTTTAGCAGGATCAGTAGTCGTTACACCACCGTTGGAGCCATCTACGATGGGACCTTCGAAGGTATAGAAAGTTGAGGTTCGAGTGTCAGCAGAACCCGTAATGAGTCCTAAAAGAGCATTGGCTGAACCGGCACTGACGACAATGCTACCGCTGGCATTCAATAAAAGTGCAGAAAGGCCAAAATTATTGATGAAAGCACTGGCTGTCAGAGTACCCTTATTGGCTGCTGTGATAGCAGCAGCAATCTGAGACATCGTATAATCGTTCCGAGCAGCCAGGGTAATAGTGTATTTCACACCGTCGATAACCAGATTCAGAACATTGTTGGCCGGAACGACAACTTGTCCAGAGGCATTGGTGATATCCCCGTGCAAGTCAATGACTGCACCAGAACCAATCGAGCCTTCTTGTCCGACCGGGGAGTCTACATCAGCTATACCGTTAACACCCCGAACGACTGCCGGATCAGGATTCACTTGGTCACTGACATCATCAGTGGTCAGAGTATCCGTTCGTTTGAAGAAGTAAGTGACCCGGACTTCATCCGTGACCCGCGGAGGCTGTGCCAATTTAATAACACCAGTAGCCCCATCCACCTGTCGAACAACCATAATCTGATTGTTGATGGTGACAACCACATCGGAACGGCTGTTCGTGGTTGTACCCGAACCTTGACCGTCAGTGATGGGGTATTTACGGACTTGAATCTTGTCCAAAGTTCCGTCAAAGTCACCCAAGGTGATTACACCTGCCTGAGTAACACTGACTACAGCACGACCAGCCTCGTCTTCACCGACAATCTTTTGATCGATGTCCCGGGACGACCCTCGAACGACCTCCAGATTCTTCTGAACCAGGTGTTCGTTTCCCTCACCGATAAAAATCGGAATCTTGAAACTATCGATAGCTCCAGAAAGGGGGTTCTCGAAAAGCGTTCTCGTGTAGACGCCTGGTGGTGCGTATGATTTACCAGGAAATGCCATTGTACACCTCTTAAATTCGGTTCATTCCACAAGTTATTGCGGAGTTTCAGCTCAAACTATTCAATCTGTTCATCAGTTAGTTCGTCTGTTTCTCCAGCCTACGGCGGTTATCAAGCTCAAGTTGGTTGTCAGTATTTCCATATGTATGTTTTGTCCACGACCACTTATGGTCTAGTTTCTACTTTGGAGTGATTTTCATCCTCTCCTGTTGTATGGCGTTCATAGCCTGATTATTGATGGATAGAGCGGCATCTCGGGCATTTCTTTCCTCTAAAGACATCAAATGAAATCCCCCGTCAGAAGTTTTCGTGATATCTTTTCCAGTTGCTCCGGGATTATCCCGCAGTAATTCTTTTTTGGTATCTACCCGAGCCACATGAGCTTTTCGTCCTTGTTCAGCAGACTGACCAATTACTCTATCAATATGAGCATCAAAACTATCCACTCCAGTATTCTGAGGGACGGGTCCTGAAACTTCCTGATTGAAGACCCCATTCACATCTGTTGGCATCAATCGTTCAGACATTTTCCCACACTCTGGGCATTCTTTTGGATCGGCATGTTTGGCCATACTGGCCGATCCCTCAAAACGAATCCCACAACTACATTGATATGAATATAAAGGCATTGTTCCTCCACTCTCTTAGAATGGGTGAAAAATTAAAGGACTAACGAACTACTTCGAAATTAGCAGTCCTTCCAACAAAATATGGGTCCCTCATAACTTCCAACCCCATCTCATTGGCTTGGCGTATTCCGGCCCCTGCTTGTCTTAATTGTTCATCTGGTATTGAAGCCAAATATTCGGCATAGGCACGGCTGGCAGGAGTAACCTGACGAAGGAAGGCACTTAACGGGATATGAACTTCCCAGTCAGTCGTAACTGTTAATGAAAACGAGGAGTTATAGAAATAATCATCACCACTCTCATCGTAAACTTCTTCTGACTCACCACCCAAAGAAATCTCAGACATTTCAATACCTTCGGAAGATAATCGAGGTCTAAGTATCCCCCAGAGATATATGACAGTTTGGTCAGCAATTTCCTGTTGAGCAAACACATCTCTGGCCACCACATCGAACTCCATTGAGATTTCCCACTTGCCCCCATATATCTGAGAGGCTGCTCTACGAACGTCCTCTACAACCACTGCTTGAATATCTCCTTTTTTATTTCGTCGGCCAAAAGCCAGAACGACTCCAGGGATAGCAGTGTTGTTTGCAAAACCGGGGTCGATGGTGTAAGGACCCTGAGAACCGATTGGGTGTTTATAATCTACAACCAAGTATCGGTTGCCTGTCAGAGCTTGTGTTAGAGTGATTTCACCTGTGGGTTTTCCTTGGCCGTCCAACTCAACGGTGTAGTTCTCACCCTCAAGCAATTGATAACGGGCAGGCATCTCAAAGACTCGAATAGTCCCTTCCAACGGAGTCTGAGTCATCGAGTACGTGAAGGTATCTATAGGGGTTAGAATCTCATTATAGATGTTAACGAGAGCATCCACATAAAATTGATTGTCTTCTGTTAGCTGGGTGTAATAGACACCGGGAGGAGAAGGGAAAACCCCATCATTCTTCTGGATGGCAATGGCATCTTCTCGAACCCATTCAATAGCCAAGCCTGGTTTGTTCTTGTACTTGGTCAGGTTAACATAACTCTCTTGGATGCCTAGGTAATTGTCGGCAGACAAAGCTACATGGCTACCACCGCCAGTTTTGACAATGATACCTGTTGAGGGGCGTTCTCTGAAAGAGTATTTCCCAATAATATGATCAGGCAGGTCTGGATAAAGAGGGTGGTATTGCCAGTAATTCCTCAATTCCATAATAAGCCGACGCTTTAAAGCTTCTGTTAATCTAAAGTACATTCAAATGTACCTCCCTATAGAAGGGAGGTACATAGGGGGATTATTCTATTAGACCAGATCAATCCTTTTCGGTATGAAATACTAATCCTTCACACAAAGAGGAAATAAAAATCGGTATTTTATCCCAAGTCCCCATCAAACCTTTTTTTAGGTTCGTAGCTTTTGATTCTATCTCAACATTAGGATCGTTCCGGGTGGCTTTCCTAAAATCATCCCAAGTTTTCAAGTCCATAACGATTTTACCAACCCCACCCTTCTCATCATAATGTTTCCAATAAGCATCCATGAACTGTTTTAAATACTCTGTATGAACAAAACCATCTAATTGTTTGTCCAGCAATTTTTTCAAAACCTCTAAAAAATCTTTAGCCGTTAAACCATTTTCAATTTCTTGTAATGTTTTCATCGTAACCTCCTTCTTAATTCTCATTATCCAACGAACTCACAGAACAACAGTACCCTTTATTTCTTATTCCATATTAATTATTATTCGTCCAACAGATCCCCAGAGACAGTAGCCATTGTAGGGCCGACACCCATCTCCACGTTTTCTTTTGACCCAGCATCTATGAAATGACTCACTTCCCGTTTCTGGCTCATACTCGTTTTCTTCGGGTTCATGTTCCACACTACGGGGACTTCACTGAGTTTGGCAGCCAGGGCTACATCCTCAGCATTGTCTGGGTTTACTGGCTCCCATTCCTTTTTGATGGTGACAGTGACTTTCTTGAGTCGAGCAGATTCTCTATCGGTAGGCATATTAGTCCTCCATACCCCAATTAGCAAAAGCTGGCCAATCCTTTAGGAAATTCGGATCGTTTTCTCTATACACTAAGGCTTCCCTACTAACAGCTTCAGATAACCAAACACGAGCCCCCCACACATACCCAATGTGGCAAGACTCATTGCTACCCAAATCACAAGAATCCTTAAAAAGTTTATCTTTTTTAAGAATCCCCCAAAAACAAGGAGTCATCACAACATCCTTCACTATGATGTCAGATTTTTCTATCTGGGTAAACTCATCAGACAACCAGTCAAAGGGAGTTCTAACAGTAGGGACAGGTATTGCAACATAAGGTCCGTTTTCATTAGATGCTTTCATCTTCTTTTTACATGATGGTTTCTCATTTTTATAATAACTAAACCCCTTAATTGTAAATTCAACAACACCTGTTTTAGGTTTTGGGATTTCCATTATACGGTAGGATTTAATATCATGAACATGAGGCTGACTTAATCGTTCCGCCAGAGCCACATGACTTGGATTATTAGAATCCACGGGAACCATTTCTTCATGGATGGTAAGAGTCACTCTCTGAACTTTAACTTTATCGGCCATATTAGTCATCCAACGTCTGGGCAGCCTGCCCTTTTGATGTAATGAGTTCGGCCCCAAACTCCAGTCGGAAACTAAGAGGATCACGATCAAAATCCCTTCTGAGTTTTTCTGTAGGGATAGAGGGGTTTGCTTCCCAAGTTGGGATCTGGAACCTGATTGTGTCAGGGTCGTCTAAGGTCATCAATTGATGAAAGAAATCTTTTTTCGTTTTAAGGAATTTCGGAGTTGTAGCCACCACACGACGTGAGTTGGCTACATGATTATAAATTTCAGAATGTTTTCCCGCGAGGGCCTGTTCAAGATCATCCAGAATGGCCAGTTGAAAGTTACTGTCAAGCAACTTTTTAGAATAAACCGAGACAGCCAGCAACTTAGCACCTTCTTCGTGGATCATATAAGAAAGAGTTCTTCTACTCCCACACTTCGGGATCATTTGGTTAATCTCATGCATAGCTTGACCAGTCGTGTCTTTATTTGGGCAACATATGGAAATAGGCTTCGGGTTATCCATCCGACAGGCTTGGGTATAAAAATAGGAAGCCAGAGTTCCTTCAAAAAGGGTTTTCCCAGAACGGCGTCCCGCACACAAAACCACGTCCTTGAAGCCACCTTCTCTATACTCAGATACGTTGCATCTACCATCCAAATAAAGATATTTCAAATAAGAGGCTTCCGTGAATGTTTCGGTGGTTCCCGAACCCCAATCCGTAACAATCTCGAAATAGTTTGTATCATCCAAAGGGATTCCGAAAAACATCTTGGCTACTACTCTCAAAGCAGGCAAAAATGTAATGCCTTTAGAATGTGTAAACTCAATAAAATCCTTCTCACTTAACCCTCGTGTTCTGGGATCGCTTGAATATGCAAATTTGACAGAACCCATTTTACTTAATCCTCGTGTTCTTGGATGGCTTGAATTAACAGTCCATAGGCAACAGCATTCAAAGGTTCCTGAGCATGTCGAATATCAGAAATCTCGATGGGGAACTTCTTCCGTTTCTTGAAAACGTCATTGAAGAAGTCCATGAATCCCCCAGCCAGGCTTGTACCACCCGATACCACGATGGGGATGGGCTTGGACAAGGAGAACTTGTTCTGGATGGCCTTGAACCGTTCCTCAATGTTGTCTAGGGCATAGTTGATGGCCGACTTGTAATAGAAGGCCAGAGCTTCTTGTTCACGGCCTTCAGGTTTCATCAGGTCGAAGCCCTTCTCTTTCAGGGCACAGATACGAGCCTGAGTCTGGCCGACGGAACTGGCAGCACCAGCATCGATCCAGTCTCCACATCGAGAAGTGGAAAACGTCAGACCTTCAATGGTGTTAATAGACAAAGCAGCATTTACCATACCCGATCCAAAAGATAGGCTGATCCCAGAAAACCCCTCCTTAGCAGTCTCTGAATAAATAATAGCCATAGCTTCATTAGCAGCATAAGGGGTATACCCACACTCTGTTATAATTTGTTCAAGCACACCACGATGATAAATAATATTTTTGTCAGAATCCGTTGGGTCTGCCGGGACGGAGAAATAACATGCTTCATCTTTCACCCTCGGTTCTCCCAAGACATTCTTGATGAGCATTCCGAGAACTTCCAAGCTATCGATCTCACAGGATGAGATAATCCCGTCAGAGAGTGGACGACGTGGAGGGGTCCCGAAAACATTGGCCGTCTCCAAAGCAGCATCTCCCAGAATCAAAATATCGTCTTCTCGTTCAACGAAGCTGGTGGAAGACAGACTCAGCATCTTCTTGGCACTAAGGGGTAAGTCAATGAAGACATCTCTCATCCGTTTGGAGGTGATGCCGTTTTTTCCACGACGGGCCGATACGACATTCATGGTCCCGATGTCGAGGCCAACCCCGAAAGGAATAGAAGCTGCCGGAACTGGTGTTTCCACAGGTTTTTTATCGTCTGTCATGATTTCTTCTCCTTTTTCTTCCGTAAAGCACGTAAGGCTTTGGAAGCCTCATCCACAGTGCCTTCTGAAGTAGTTTCTTTAATCTCTATCTTAACGTCCTCAGCATCTTTCCCCATAATAGTCTTGGGAATGAACATGGGGACATCTTCTTTTACTGTACCCTCAGAACGAACAACCTCCCTCACAATCTGAGGATTCTGCTGTCCTTTTGCAATATCTTCCCTCATAGACTGAACTTCCCCTATCAGAGAATCTATCAGGGCATTCGTGTTGCCATCACGTAAAGAGTTCATCTTAGCAGCCAATTTCTCCACCAAGGCATCCTCATCCAGAGTCATCTTCTCTACCCTGACGACTTCAACAGGAGGTGGGTTAGGTTGCCGTATAGAAGGTGGCAACGGAACTTTACGAGGAACAGTCTCTAGGGCTGGTTTAAGTTCTTGGAATCTCTTAATATATGCTACAGTCACCCCACCGTTTTTTTCAGCAATCTGTAAATCCTTGGAAGATCTAGCTTTTTCTTCAGGGATTATGGCAGATTGACCACGTTTCATGGTCAACCCTAAATCAGGTATCCCGATAAAGGGGCAGGTACAAATAATCCTAGCTTCAACCATTAAATGCCTCAGCAATCCCGGCACTAATAATGTTGCCGCAGTATTCGGTCATGATTGTATCAACTTGGGCTTTTGCTTTCTTGACAGCTCTCTCCATGAAATTGAATCGGGCGATACCTGGATGAATCCAAGCATCTGCCGTCCGTAGAGGTGCCATCCTGAAAATAACTTCCCCAGTATCTGTAGTCAAAGGAACCACTAACGGGGATGAACTGGAAGATGTTGATTTGGTTTTAGGTGTCTTGCCAAACTCTTTTGGAGGTTGGATATTCCTCATCTGCCCCTGCTGAGTCAACCAAGTCATCTTCCGTTCAGGGATACCTTCCTTGGAAGTCAACTGAGCCAACCCATAGAAGGTAGATGTAAGAACAACTGTCCGTTCTCCCAGAATCTCATACTTGAAAGACTCACCGATAGGCGGGCCTCCCATAGGGTCATCCTGTGACCATTCTCTTTTCACGAATTCATTCTTAGCTTCGATTTTGACTACGGACACGAGAGTCTCCCCAATCAACTTGAGAATACTATCATCTAACTCAATTTCACCGGTCTTTGCCCATGTTTTCCCATAGGTAGCCCGAATTCGATTGTAGTCTATACGAGGCATCGTTATTCATTCTATGACCAGTTAATTCGGCCATTCTTTAATACGAAATGGCTTCGACAACCAGTAGTACTGTTGATGGAAGGAGTTAATGTAGGGCCTTTCTCATCCAGCTTCCATTGTGGTGAAGAGTCAGGTAGTAAATTCAGAGCAATAATGGCTCCACAACCACAAGGGCAGTTGAACACCACATGCCAGAAATGCCCGTTCTCTCCAATAACATAAAGAGTCTGGAAAGCTAACTGCTCAGGGTCCTCTGTCAAGTGGACAATTTTATAACCTGAATCATTCATTTTGGTTTTCCCATAGGTAGCCCATTGTAGTTTATACGAGGCATCGTTAAACCTGAATTACATATTCACGATCCCGTTTTTCGATCTCCGATAATAAAAAACCCTCATGAAATCGTCCACGCTCACCTATAACAGGACCTTTTTGAAGCACTAACCCAAAACCTGACAAAGGCTTATTACCTACAAACAATTCTATTTTTACAACCCTCCACGATTTATATTTATCTGATTTTTTATAAGATTGTAAAAAAGGCTGTTTTAAAACCCACTCAGCTTTCTCCAAGGGTTTTCCTTTTCTTTTCTTTATTAAAGATAAAACCATTTTTGTCGGACGTACTGTTTTCACTTGTTTACCAAACACAAAATTATGGGTTTTCTGATGATAACTGAAAAACTCAGTACTATCACTACTAGCCAACCAGGCTTTCAATATTGGTTTTAAATGTTTCAGTATAAACTGGGTAAAACCTGAAACATCACTATGCAAAAAAAATAAAGGATATGTAAATCCAATATCATAGCCATAAACCGGATTATGGTCGGAAATTCGGATTTTCAAATCACCTTTATCAGAATCATGCACATAAAGATAAGAAGAAGATTCACTTTTAGCCTTGGAAACCCCAACGGTTTTTCCTGTAAGTCTCTCAACTACAGGTTTTAGTTTCAAAGCTATGTCCGTAATGTCCGTAATACCGCTAATTATCATATAACGAGATGTTATTCTATCAACACTGTTTTTCATGAAACACACCTATCAATTGGAAATGACCCCCAACACTAAAACATCACTCTGAGGTATTTTCCCAAACCGGCGTACGCCCTCTTTGTTGTGTACCTGTAGCCCACGGTTGTTTATCCGTCTGCATTGGAGTTTGGGAATCAGGACCTTCAGGATAAGCAGCCTGGTCAGGCATAGTGGACTCTGGGAATGAAAGCTCCCCGTCCACAGGCATTGAAGGATACTGACGGAATCCATATCGAGTCTGAGGACGAAGGAAATCACCCACCCCATCAATAGGAACTTTGTGGCGGACATCCTGTTCATCCAAATAACCAATATTGAAATGCTGCTGGAGCAGGTTCCCACGGTTTGTTGGCCGTCGAGCGGGTCCTATCGAGTATCGTTCATTGGTCTGTTTCACAATGAAATCCCGTTGAGTTACGACAGGGCTAGGACCCATGAAAACCTCACCCGAATGTTCTTTCTTACGGCCTGTTGGTCCTTGGCTTATCCGACGTTCAAAGTCATCAGGAGCAATGATTGCTTCATAAGGACCCTCATAACCCCCAACAAATCCGGTCCCGTAACACACTTCACACCTTTGTGAGTGCTGTCCAAGATACTCTTTAGTCTTCGGGTCTAGGCCACAAGAACATGGGATGCCTGTTGTTCGCCTTATGAAGATTTTTACCCGTTCCCCACCCTGCTGGAGAATCCAGGCATTACGTCTGACGGCTTCCCTCCAAATGTAATCCATATCTTCAACAGCGGAACTCAGGATAGGTTTACACCACTCTAAATCCGTTTCCTTGTACCCACTGGGGGTGGTTGAATCTATTACCACGGTGGTCAACCGGTAAAATAAACTGGTATCAAGGCTGGAACGTAGCTGATTCCTGTTCACCCAGTAAGATATTTCCACTACAGAGTTCTCCGTAGGGAGTAATGCTGGCTCAATCTTCTCTGTGGCCACGTTGAATGTCCCCTGGTTAATGAGGACGATTTCTCCTGTTGGGCCGAACACAGAGTGAACAGGGACTTCTACACCCTCAACGGTCAAAGTCACATCTGTGACAGCATTAGCTGGGGTTGGCCTATCATAAGGTGGTTCAGGGACTTGTTTGACGGCAGGTTTTTGTTTAGTAGAAAACGAATACTGTCGAGTATTTGGACCATCGCCTTTGTATGTCCAGTCTACCCAGGATACTGTTTCTGTAACCTGAATATTCTGAGTCCAATCCCGATAAAAAGTCCCCCCTACGGGGAACTCGTTAATACGGTAGAAGGGGCCTCGATCAGAGACATCACTTCGATAGACGTTGACCCCAACTACCGTGTAAGCAGCATTCTTGGCCAGCAAGGATGGATTGTCCCAGTTAAGGTCTAGGACTCCTGAAATAAAAGGACTCTGAACCGACCCGTTTTGAGGCGGGAGCGGTTGGTCTCCGGGGGCTGGACCCCATCCTGCTGCACTCATTTAACCCTCCGGTTTATCATTGCCCTCTTGTGGAGGAACAACTTGTGGACCCGGTTGTTCAGGGATAAGACGGACTGAACCATCCGGCATCACTGACCAACGAGTGTTTGGTCCAATGTTCAAACGTTTACCGATAGCCTGGTAAACACCCTGGATTTGATCTTCAACACCACCCACTTGGTTCACTGTCTCGAAAATACGGAGAACGGTGTTACCCAGCTGGAAAACCATCTGCTGGTGTTTCTGTTGGAGAGCCATAATAGAGTCCTGTTCAGGTTTCTCTACAGTTCCCAAGGAAGATGGGTCAGCAGGGGAAGCATCAGGCTCGTCACCAATTGCTGCGGGTGGCTCATCCGGCTCGGCTGTTGGAAGACCCGAAGCTGGGTTTTCGGTGTCCTTGGGCTGTGTGATTTCTGCCATGTTTTTCTCGTCACTCATTTGTTTGTCCTTTCGTCTGTTTTGTTTTTCCCAATCGGGAATCATCATCCTCGATGGAAGCCTCTTTACCTAAAGAACCTGCCTGACCCCTCATGAACACCATGAAAGGAAGAAAGGGGGTCCCATTCCGACTCTGTAAAACTAACCGTTTACCTGTAGAAACTGTCTGTTTCGTTTTTGTAAACGAATAAAAGACCGTTCCGTCATCGGCTATATATGAATATACCCTACGACTTGCAATTTTCGCTGCTTTTTTATCGGCCATGTCGAACTCCAATCCGAAATAGGGTCCTTATACTTGGATAATATAAGGAACCTATTCAGAAACCAGATTCAAGTATACCCTAAACCCCCGAGAAAAAACCCGTCAAGTAAATTCCTGACGGGTTTTGTTTGTCTTGAGTTCAGGCTATTCCCACACTGTCAATGCTGGAATCGGATAGTTCGGCTGCATTAGTCATCGGATGTCCAAATCATCCATGCCCTTCACATCCCAGCCTGTTTTCTTAAAAACATCCTGAACGGCTTTCACGAAGGGTTTGTAATCCCCGTTATCCTCTACGGTGAGCTGGGCCACATTGATGTCGTAAAGAGCTGTAGAACCAGGAGCAGGTCCGGTTAAAACCATACGTTTGTTGTTATCCTGAGTGTAATACATCTTGGTTGGACGTTTCTTTTTACCACCAAACTCTTTTTGAAGAGCCCCAAGGGTTCTCTCCAGGAATTTCTGGCAGCTGGCTTGCTGTTCAACCATATCTGTCACCCAACCCATCGGGGCTATGAAATAACTATAAGCCCAATAAATTGCATCTTTATCCAGCCTGATGTAAGCCTCGGGGGGCTCTCCTGGCTGTTTTTTGAAGCTCAGGGTTCTCACAGGATGCTTTTTTAGGAAAATCATTAGACAACCAGCTAGGATCAGCTGCCTGTTTAAGACCTTTATCTGTTGAGGCTTCCTTCTTGAGCAGGGGAACCAAATGTTCCCTGATGCCATCAGGGTTCTCGTTAGCTAATTTCTGTATTTTATCTCGTAAACTCATTTTATCCTCTCCAGGTCTTCTTAGCACAGCTAATAACGAATTTCATAATAAGAGCTTGCATATCTTTCTCAGTCATATCACGGGCTAGAAAAGTCTCCAGAGAAATAATCTGTCTCTCTTCTTCCATTTTGTGGTGAAGATTTAAAAGACTACAAGTAATAGTCAGTTTTGTAGGTTGTGCGTGATAAAAAACTGCAACCATAGGACCATACTTGGAAACTACTTCCCAAAGCCCAGGTTTGATACTCGAAGACACCCCTTCAATGTTATCCCAACTGTAATCACGGTAGAATTGAGTATATAGATCAGTGCAAGATTCTTTAAAGGCTTTCTTAAACATATTAAAGAAAATTTGATAGATACCACTACCAGCCTGTTTCAGAATGGGGACTAAGTGCTTTCTAACCCCATCAGGATTTTCATTGGCCAATTTGGCTATTTTATCTCGGAAACTCATTATAATCTCCTATTAGATTAACCTACGTAAACTACAACATCGTAACGACTCAGGGGGTCTTGTACCGACCCTGCACCAGAGGCTACCATGTGACCATACAATTTACAAGGAAATAAGTGTCATTTTCTTTCCGAGCATAGAAAGCTGCCTGTAACACGGCACCTGTAAAATCACCACGGGAACGAGCTTTGGGCTTCAACTTCTTTAACTTTTGAGTTAAATTGGCATCTACCTTGGAACTAACTATTCTATAAGTATTCATGACAGTCTCCCTACAACAATGTTTCTATTAAGAGTCCTCAATAGGGGAAATACCGTCAGTAATCCACGGGTCGTTTGACCCTTTACCTCGACACCAAGGAGAATCCTCTACAGACCACCGTGTTCGAGCTGTGCTGCGTTTCCCGTGCTTTAGGGCATACTCGGCCTTCATTGCATTAGATCGTCCATTGTAGGGGCCGTAGAGAGCTCGTGGCACCCACGGACGATGTTTACTGGTGTACTTCCCTCCGCCGGTCAACAAGCCGTTGTGTTGTCTTATACGACGAGCAGGGTCAGTTGTGCATCCCACGTAATGGAACCCAGGTAAGATCTTACCGTTTTTACCTGTCCGAACTTCTTGAGATTGTATGACGTATACCCACCACATTATGACAATATCCTTTTCTTAGCTGCTTCAATATATTCCACAGCAGCCTCTGAAAAATAAATAGCTGTAGTTTTACGGTCACCACAAGACACTTCAACCTCGTTATTACCTAAATCCCGATACTTGAGGGGTAGAGGCTCAGGGGGGTTTTTCTATAAACAATTTTTGAAACCATTCCAACATCACTTCTCCTCTTTAGCACGATGACTTGTCCACTCTAGGTAAGGCTGGGCATTCACATATACCTGTGCAAAAAGTGTACCTTGACGGTCAGGGTTAAACAATAACTTAACATCAGCATCCTTTGGGGTAATTTTACCTACAACCCTCGAAAACTTAAAGGAATCCTTCTTCCACTGTTCCTGCAATTTATGAAGAACTGCTACCAATCCAGCGTGGTCCTCCACTTTATATTTCCGAAAAAGCTGCCCTGCCCGAAAAGGAGGGACATATGTTTTGAAATCCTCTTCATCATCCCAAGGAGCATTATGAGGACTCATCTGTGAAAAATAAAACTCCCCATTACGAGAAACTTCTTTCAGATTGTCATCACCCCACTGCCAACCATAATTTTTCATAGTATTTAGGAGCTTCTTAGCTTTTGAGATCATCTCAGGATTAAACTTTTGTGTTGCAGCCTGTTTCAACAAAGGAACCAGATGCCCCCTTAACTCTGGGTTCTCATTGGCTAATTTCTCTACATGGCCACGTAAACCCTGACTCTCGTTTGCCCGCTTTTTACCCCACAACACCTTGTAGGCCCCACGTTTCTCTTCAGACACAAACATTCCTTTGGATTCGAATACCTTAATTAAGGCTGGTGCCTTTTTCTTATCTACCACCACTTTATTTTGGTATTGAGAATCGTCCACATGAGCACTAGGGTCAACTTTCTGTGCCATATAAAGAAGATTCTCAATCCGAGCAGGAGGATCTGGGAAAAACCAGTTCTCATTAAAAGTAAAAGATGCTTTATCCATTTTCTATCTCCTTAAAAAATCCTTCAATACTAATAAGGTAATTATAACTACCTTACCGAATACCAAGGAACCTTTGAATCCTATTAACCGTGATCTCAGGCTTCTTATTTCTGAAATAAACACAGATATTAACCAACGCATACAAAAAATACAACAGTTAATTAAGAACATTACCCCCAATACGTAATTCTAAACTTCTATCAAACATACACCTAGACCAAACCTGAACTGTTAGCAGAACTAACAAACATCAAAGCTGGTACTAATATAACAGAAGCCCAAGCCACGAAATTACGAGGGCTAAGTATACCTTTCCCCACAAACGGGCCAAAACTCGACCTAACACCCATCCCGAATCTGGGCTGCTGTAGCCCACGAATGAATTTCACTGTCCGTTGCTTGGCCTCGGTGGCCAAAGTCAGTTGTCCCTCAGCATTCTGCTTTAAGGACTCATATTTGGCAGATTTATCGATATCTAAGGACACTCCCCCTATGCTATATGAGTTATGTGCAACCACTCCATTGGACAAGACAAAATTCTCAAATGAAGGGACAGATAAATCATAAGTATATTGTTCCCTCAACGTTTCCGAAATGCCCAGAATAGGGGTCGGTTGATAGACCCCGTTCTGAATACAAGCAATACAACCCCCCACCTGCAACTCAGAAGTTGGTACCGTAGACATATCCTCCATGAACAAACTGTGATCTTCAGTCGTAACAGTATGCCCCTGTGAGGTCTCAACATCCAAAATTGTTTTATGAGGAGTAAGATGCCTCATAACATCAGTAACCGATTCTAAAGAGGGCTCTAAAGAATCTGGGTTCACGCTAAGGACTTTCAGGGAACCCTCTTCAAAGGATTCCTTAATCTCTCTTTTTAAAGCATCAGTCAACATCCTATTACAACCTCCTTCACCCGATCAATACACATTTCAGGATTATTTTTCAACTCATGTTCCCAAATCACTACAAGTTCCCAACCCCTATTTTTCAGATAAGTAGCTTTAGACTTGTCAATCCTTTTATTCAGGGAAGGACCTTCCAACCCACAAACAGGACAACTATGCCAATAACAACCATGCATCTCAATGGATATCTTTTTCCCTGGAATTGCTTCATCAATGGCATAGTAACCGACTTCATATTCCGTAACTGTTGGGATACCAGCAGCTTCCAATAAAACTTTTAACCTAATGTGCGGCTTTGAAATTTTCTTTATAAACCTACGAGCATTTGCGGCCAATTGATTTGAATAATCCTTATTATCCAGATGCCATTTTGGGATAAGATACCGAAGATCCCCGCCATCTTCCCATCTTTTCTTGGTATGCCCCCGATGAAATTCCTTCATCTTGGTAGTCTGATTCAAATCCTTTAGGTGTTTTGCAGCTTGTTTACGATACGGGCCTTTCATTAAACGAATAGATGCTTGGCAAATAACTTCTCGGGTTTTCTGCCCTTCTTCCGTTTGGAAACGTGCCTTTAAAACATCTGACTGTCTTTGCTTTTGTTCTTCTGTTTTTACATGGTTACCATTAGTCCTATAACAGATCAATAGAACTTTAGGGTACTTTTCCTTGTAATCCTGCAATACCATTCCACTACAGCTTTTTAAATGCTTCGTGGTGATCTGACTCATCCATTTTCCACACTCTAAACAAATAACATAGTGAAGGTTTTCAACAAACCTCAAAGAGCCCTCTTTAAAAAATAAGGTTTTTCTTTTACCTTGTTGAATATAATCAGGGCTGACAACCCCCTCGGACATCATCTTTCGGAAAGTCTTGTCATTGAACCCGTATTTCAACAAAATTTGTCGTTTTGTTATCATCCCTTGCATATTTCATACAACTCCTGAATAGACAACGTAACCTTTTTCCCTGTTTTTGTTATAACGGTCACTTCCTGGTCACCCCTAACAGAAAATTCGTCAGCAACCCAATTTATTGAAAGTGCAAAACAGGCATGGGTAATTGCGCCCCAAAGGATCGCTGTCCTCCACGAGGGCATATCTTGAACCAAACGTGTGAGAGTATTGATTTTCTGTGTCAGGGGAGGGAACATGTTGAACCAATCCAAAGATCTCAACAGATATTCCAGAAGTTCAGCATCTTCCCAAATCTGTCCGAATATTCGATTGTATTGGCCAATGTCACCTTCATACTCTGGTGGTCGGAAATGGTAGAATTTATCAGGGCAATTACTAATAACAATCCGAGAATCGAACAAAACAAAATTATGCCAGTCTGCAACAGTCATATCATACATATATTTACGTGATGGTACAGTATCTGTAGACACTATTACAGGATGAAATACATTATCCTGTAAATCTACACCTAGAACCCCATCACCTTTTATTAAATCCCCAGTTTCCCGTTTTGCAGTAGGGGATACAAAAACCCTGTGCCCTTTAGTCAGATAAGTATGTCCTTGATCTGTGCCAACCTGTATAATCTCTTCCCAAGGAACTTCAGCCCTATGAACATCCGTTATGGGTTTCCACTCCAATTTTCCTTCAGGGGATACAGATCGGGTTTTCAGTTTCCCTGCACGAAAAGCCTGAACCAATTTGTTATGCACACTTAACATCTTCCAACCTATCTTTCTCAGTCCATATAGAAAAACCCCAACCTCTATCACAAGCTAACTTTTTAGATTTCTCTAATCTAATGTGAATTTTATGGCCCTCTGGAAGACCGTATACCCAAGAGGCTTTTATTTCTAAAAGAGTTTGAGACCCATCTTTAAAGAACACTAAAAAATCAGGAACTATCCAAAAACCATCAGACAACTCTATCCGTGGTTCATACTCATAAGAAACCACATTAGGATCACTATCTAATACTAAGAGAGCTCTTCGTTCATATGAACTCCGTGTCCACACAACCTCTCGTTTTTCTTTTAGAGCCTCAACATAAGCACCCCGACCCTTTGTCCATTTCACAGGATCAGCCAGTATCCGTTCTGTTTGTAATTTAGACCTCTCAGCCCTAACTTCAGGACTTCTGTGGTAATCTAAAAGGTTTTTTCGGTATTCCGGGTCTTGCCACCGTTTTAACCGTTCTTCCGATACTTGTGCCCTTAATTCAGGTGTCCATGAAGCACGTAATTTTTCTTTTTCCCACTCCGGTCTTTTCCGTCCTCGATGAAAATCAAAAACGCCATTTTTCCATTGTTTTTCTAATTGCCCTAGACGTTTTTTACCTTTCCATGATTTCCCAACCTTCTCACCTATTTTATTCAATTTGTCCCGTGATGCTTGGTTCCACATAGCTTTAGTTAAACGCTGAATAGAACCTTGAGACAAACCCGTAATAAATACCATATTGGCCCAGGAGGTGCCTTGAGAGTGTAATTCTGTAATGATAAACACACGTTTCTCTTTTACCCACTTCAAGTCATTAGGCAAACGACCTTTTTTACAAAATAAACCCCAAGAAATATTATATTTCTCTAACAAGGGTACTAGTTTTACATGTGGTTGGCTAGACTTCATCTTTCAAAGCCTCCCATAAGTCCTTCATAGACACAACCAGAAGTTCCCCGTCGGCATCTACTTCGACTTTCACCTCCTCACCAACACACTGATCTCTGAGAAGCATTCTAAGACTATTCATCATTGCTGTTTGATACGGGTCATATCCAGGAACCAATGCTATCCCTGCTGCAGTGACAACAGCAAATTCTTGAACAACTTGCTGCTGGGGAGAATTCACCAATTCTCGGAACGTCCACCGAATCCTATACGTCCCAGGGGTTGAGCCTGCTGGAACCATTAGAGAAGCATAATACTCCCCGACGGCTGGATTCACTGGTATTCGTTGGGGTTGTCCAACCTGAACTTCAGATTCGGGGGGTCCGGGGGATACGTAATAGAGGGTGTAATAAATCTCTGCTGCATTTGCAGGGTTACCTTGAGCACTCTGCAAGAAAATGTCCAGATCCCCCCGCCCTATCGTTTCTCCAGGAACAAATGCAACTGACATCTTAATCTACCTTTTCTGAAGGGGTTACATACCAAGCTAATGGTAATGCTCCTTCTTCCTGGTCATCATCTATCGGAAACTGGTCTACTAAAAACCACATCTCTTCAACTTGTTTTGGTGTCAGAGTACCGTAATGCTTACCATCTATTTCTTCCAGGGTTGATTCCAATCGATCCCTAATAGAAGCCATGAATTTATTCTCTACACGGATTCTGGCCACAACAGATGCTTTGGTACGGCATTGTGAGATGGACATGAAATCCAAAAGACACTCATCATTTTTTAAAGTGATGATCCGAAAGGCATCAGCAAAATTACCACCTTGAACCTCTATAGGTACGTCTACTTGGCAATCTATCCTCATATCCATTCTGAATCCTCCACGATTCTATCCACGTTGTAACAGAACGCTGCTGAAGCAAAGGACCACATAATCCCGAAGAAAAAGAACCCAATCCAACTATTAGTGTCCATGATGAGGTCGGAAAATGTCTGAATGACCGTCCATACTAGACCTCCAACCCAGAAACCTAAACAGAAGGCACAGTCCAATAGCCTCTCAAAGAACTCGAAGCCACGAAGAAACCCCAGCTCCCATTTATGCCTGAGCAGGAACACGATGCCATACACGGCTAAAAGAAACAAAACCCACAGCATTTTCAACCACCTTTGATGATATTCCAAGACAACCCTTGGGACCCCGGCGGCAACGTCACCACTGAGACACCTTCACTATACCGTAGAAGGTCTCCACTGACAGGATGCTCTCCCATTATCTCACCGTAAATCATATCCCCTTCATCAAAAACACTGGGCACGGTATACGTGTAAATATAACGGCCAACTTCCACGGGGGTAACTGGATCCATTACGGTGGCAGCAACCAACTCTTGTTTTACCCCAAGGTCACTATAACTGAATATAGTAATCGTTGGATTCAACACAACAATTGGGGTATTGTCCACATCCAGGAATAAAACCTGAAATGTGAATGGACTATTAGCAAGGACAGTGGCCATTTAGCTTCCTGTTTCCATGTAAGTCAGACCCTTCATTGAACGAACTTCATCCACGAACGTCAGGGCTGGGACCTTAGCCACCCGGTTGAAATACTGTGTTTTCAGGTCAGGAATACTTCCCCCAGACTCGAACATGAAGAAAACTCGATTTCCTTCTTTGGTCGTTCCTTTGAATTCCACACCAGCCACTTTCAGATAAGCTGCAAAATAGAGGTCTGAAGTTCTAAATTCTTTTGTCGTTTCCATGTCTGTTCTCCTTGTCTGTTTTATTTCCCCCACCCACAAAAAACGGGGTTCCTATACTAAGCAGGGTTATATAAAAGAAAACGGAGGCCATCATGGCCTCCGTCATCTATCTGGAGCAGGAACTGGCTTTTTACAGCAGGTTGGTTCCTTCATAATCGTAAACACGCACGGCTCCCAGAGTCCCTGTTGCCGGAATGTTTGTACCACTCAGGTCATTGGCACGGGGTTTGTAAGGAGTGACATCGGCTGCTGCATAAGCAAAGCCAGGGTTTTTGAAGGTCATCCCAGCTTCCATTTTGAACAGGTAGCCACCGCCGATGGATGCCATCATATCACCAGTGATTGCCAACGTCGGGATTTTCTCGTAACCGTTTTCCAGATTACTCAAGAAGCCACCTTGAGACACGAAGGTCTTCTCAGTAGTTGCACTCACTTGGGCAAGTACCAGAACATCTCGTTCTGCCAGGGACTGGAACTGATTGGCTACGTTACAGACGATGCAATTCATCGGAGAACGATAAATCTCACCAGCTACGATACGAAGGATGTCGCTCACACTACCGAACGATTTCGACAGGGTTGCTGCACCGTCGAGGTCCGTGTTGGCCACACCACCGTCTGCCACACTCACCAGGACTGCGTTGATTCCAGCCAAAGTCAAGTCACTACCAGAAACCACCAAAGCCAAGATAGCACTTGCCTGATCGTTAGCATGAGCCAAGGTCATACGACCGGCTGTAGCCGAGGCAACACCACCAGGTTGTACATGCTCACGGAGGTAAGCAGCCAAACCAAGGCAGGCATTCTGGTTAGCAAGAACGTCGTTTCCACCACCGGTGGTGTCATCGGCAACTGCTTCGTAAAAAGCAATCATAGTCGTCTGACGACTGCCGGACTCATACCCATTGTCAATCATGTGGGTAGTTCCAGCGGTGTCAATGGAATTCAAATAGAAAGTTTGCCCGTCACCATCATAAGAACCACTTTTCTGGCTCGAATTTGGCTTGAGATCGAGGACTTGGATATTCATCCCAGTCACATCGTTCCGTTGGGCAAGAACATAAGCTCTATGTGCCATGAAATTACCTCCTTACAGCAGTTCGCCGTCATTTTCGTAGACTGCAACAGCTGCTGCAACTCCGGTTGCTGGGATATGGGTTCCATCCAATGTCAAAGCTGTGCCTGCTGCCCCATAGGTGAACAGAGGGTTCACGAAGGAGTAGGTGGCCGCTTTAATCTTGGACATGTTGCCCGACAAACACGACAGGTTCAGGGCACCTGTGTTAGCAAACTTACGAACGTGACGGAATTCACTGTCCGTAGTAGCCACATAGCCACCAAGCCTGACGTGGGTTGTACCATGACCAGGGAAAGCATTGGCAGCATTACCAACCTGAGCTCCTGCTGGGACACGGTAAACCTCACCGGCCAGAACACGGAGGACTTCCTCAACCGTCCCAGTCGAGTAGGAGGCTGCTGCTGTACCATCGAGGTCAGAGCTGGCTGCCCCACCGATGGTATTGTTGATAATGGTGTTGAGGATGGCCAGAGTCAGAGTTCCACCTGCCGATAAACGGTCACGGATAAGATCCCCAACTGCAATAGCCAGAGTGTCGGTCAGAGCCAAGTTACCATCCTGAACGTTTTCAACGTTATCAATCAGGTAAGCATTCAGCCCTTTGTATGCAGCATCAGTGACTTCAATGGCAGCAGCTCCAGCTGTGGTAGCCACAACATCGTGTTGGGACAGCCACGTTAAATACCCAGTTTGACCACCCTGGCTAGCCCAAGCAGCATCATAAATGCCGAGCTGGCTAGTGTTGGGTTTGATGTCAAACACTTGCAGAAGGTTGTCTGCAATGTCGTTACGGTTCAATACGATGTACGCATAAGCCATAGTAAATCCCTCCTTTAGACGAGAACTGTGCCGTCATCATCATAGACTGTGACGACACGGGCGGTTGTTTGAGCATAAGAAGTACCCTTCTGGTACGTCCACGGGAAATGGGGGATAGGGTCACTATCCGGCCAGAGTGTGAGTCCTGAGCCCATCTTTGACAGATCACCTTCCAGAAGGGAAATGTCTAAAGCTGAACTGTGGAAAGTATTTGTGATACCTTTCACCGGAACCTGAGCACTGTCACCACCAATGTTTGTTGGGGTAAGCTCACCAGCTACCATATTGGTGTCATTCACCAAACGGGAGATGTCAAAACCTCCGGCTGCTGCACTATGCCAGATGTCATAAGTTGCCCCTGTGTAGACGGAAGCCAAGTCAGGAAGTCTGTATCCACGGCCAGCCAGGATTGAAAGCATTTCCACCAGAGAACCCAGAGTTCCAACACTGGCAATCGAACAACCAGAAACACCACCCTCAGCATTGATTGCAGTATTGACATCAGTAGCCGTCAGAGCAGAAGCTGCATCCAAACGAATAATGATTCGTTCGGTAATGTTGGCAAGCTGTCGGGCTGTAAAAGCCTCAAAAGTTCGAGCCAGATGATCATTTGAAATGTCAATCCGTAACCCGGCAGTGCTTTCAGCCAGAGTTAATCCTCCAGTTGCACCAGCCGTATCGGCTGTCAGAGTGACTTGTCCAGCACCTAATGAAGCACCAGCAGATGCTGTAACAGTAGAACCCGCTGCCAGGAGCAATGCCTGAGTTGCAGGGTCGTTTACAGCATCAATAAGTGAATTGGCCATGACTGTTTCGTCAGAACCACCACCCACATCAGAATAGAATTCCTGTAATGCAGGGTCATACAACCCATCCGTAGCTGTGAAAACAACTCCACCAATGGTGATAGTGTCAGTAGCTAGGACTGCTCCAGGAGCATCCAAATCCACTTCAGCCGACCCAACTTGTAGTCCGCCCGGCTCGACTCTGTCCAGGATATAGGCAGCCAGCCCATTTTTTACCCCGTAGGACACCCCGTTGACAAGAGCAATAGCTTCATTTTGGACTCGATTTATATAACGCGTCTGGGCAGGGGGGTCATAACCTGGGTGCCGTTGGGATGCGTTAGGTATCAAATCTAAAATCTGCAATGTTCCGTCCGGGATGTCACTTCTTGTTAGACAGATATAAGGCATGTTTTAACCTCCGTCTCGAAAGAAATTAATCCGAACAAGCAGGACAAATTCCTGCTCACTTAACTGTAGGGGTTTATTAAACTAGGAGTTGCTTCAATAGTTTGGTTATGAAAGGATGAAAGCCAGCATTATATGAGGTTCATAAACATTTTCAAACAGGGTAATAGTCTTATTGACTCTTGGTTAGTTTCCCACTCACGGAACCCCAAATAACCTTTATAATCATCCACCAGTCTTAAAAGTAAAGACTTACCAATACTTAACATGCCTTCAACACTTTCAGCAAATTCTGGAGTGATTTCTGTGACACCTGAAAATATCCTCTGTATTTCATCATGTGACACACCGGTATGAGTAACCAAATCCTTAATCATTAACCCCTGCCCGTTCATCTCCGACTCAATCAACCAACCAGGAGGGCTAATCATAGGAGGCCAGCGGTTCTCTTTTTTTGCCACTGTTTACATCCTCCAACTGGGTGAAACAACGACTACCGTAAATGGACACCCTGGGTCAGCACCAATAGAACTTGGTGGAACCGGGGTATCACAAGCCACAATCATTTCATGAATGCTACCTTGAGCCGAATCATAAGCCACGGTACTTTGGTTGCCCCTACCACCCGGAATAGCAAACATATGCTGGCCAATGCCGTAGGACACCAAAAGCCATGTATCTTCGTCTTCAGCATCATTACGAATAATAATATTGTCCACAGGCCGAGGGAACACAAAATGCATCGGGATGGGTTGCTGAAGTGTCTCATCAAAGTTCGGGGGATACATCTCCATGCAACCCGTGGCTGCTGGGGCAATACCCATAACTTCAGTAGAAATTGCTTTGTTTTGTCTTGATCCGGGAACTACCAGAGCGGGTCCGAGGATTGGCACACCTGGATTGATAGGTGCTCCTATTGGAACAGATTGCCATAATCCTGTTGCCTGCCTGAACTCCTGCAAACGGACAAATACAGGTTCCTCATCCGAACCAAATGGTTGAGGGACCCCCGGAGCCAGGAAATCAACGATGTCAAACTGGAAAGAAGTCTGGCCTTTACGGCTTTCCTCAACCATCCCAGCCCTACGACGGACAAGCTCAGGACTCTGAACACGCTGCCCTGCAAAATTGGCTGTCATCATCAATGTTGGGCCAGTACCACCAACACCACTATCAGTTAAATCCCCGTAAACATCATTGATGTTACGAGCACCCCAAAGACGGTATTGAGTCACACCCGGTTTGTTCCGAGTAATTAAATCAACGAAATGTGGTGTACGCTCCAAGATGCCGATACGGGCATCAAATGGTCCATAATTGCTCATACGGCACCTCTTTTTTCTTTTTCTACCATAGGCTGATAGGTCTCAGAAACCTTCCCCTTATCGGCAGCAAGTTTTTGAGCATCTTTCCATGAATCAACATGTTCCCCACCTACATTCGGTTGTAAGCATGGACCAGTCCCGTGATATCTATCTTTCTGACGTTCCAGAATACGTTCGTTCTTCTTTTTCATCTGCCCTTTAATTCTCTGGGCTTTTCCGTACCATCCATCCCCCTTCAGGATAAAATCACCCAAGGACACCAGCTTTTTGGAAGACTTTCCGCAAACAGGGCAAACTTGGGGGTTTCTATACTCGTCAAAGGTTAAAATCATCTCGAACTCTTCCAAACATTTCTCATCACAACATCTAAATTCATAAATTGGCATGGTTTCCTCCTGTAAAAGCCTTCTTCAAACCATACCGACGAACGAACAACTCTAACTCCATTTGATCACGAGAAACAACAATAATCTTTCCCTGAGAAACAATATCAGCCAGATACTGAAGTGCAGAAGCAGTCTTCTTGGCTCTCCCCAGCTTCACAGGCACTGTGTAACCTGCCACCCTATCAAGACATGCCAAAATATGCTTACACGCCTTGTGGTGGCTGTGAGGGTCTTTTACGTCAGGTTTAGAAGCTGTCCCTCGGGGTTTACCCAGGAGATACCCTTCTTGCCTAGCATAATACTCAGGACCCTGCCATTGCCAATACGGACAGGAACATGAAACAAGGATGTCAGCCTTCTTCATATCCCGAATATTTCCCTTTTTAGGAATAGCTTTAATCTTTATCCGATATTTCTTCCCACCAGACCCGGTAGCATCGAATGACCACATTGCATTCTTATTATCTACCCGAGCCAAACGAATCTCCACACCCCCAGCTTTCGAACGTAACTCAGAACTGCAAGCATCCTGAATGTCAGCAATCTTGGCCGCTACTTTGATAGCAGCCTTATTATTAATAAAATCACGGTTGTCAGGGATAACCTTGGCTGACCCTGGATTGTCCCACACATAAGTATTAGGTGTTCGACCCGGTGCAGGTGGGGGAGGATCATCCTTCTGCCGTTCGGAACCCCGATCATATGTTGTGTCAGGATCCATCTGAGGAGGACGTTTCTCATATAAAAAATCAGCATACCGAGCAGCTATCCGATCAACGGCCTCAGATTCTTCATCCATATCAAAAGCAGCATCAAGATTTTCCATAGCTGTTTCAATATCTTCTTCTGATAACATAACAAAATCATCTAGGAAAACTTCCAAAGGAACTTCGACTGTTTCATGATTATCCAGATACAACAGGATGTAACCTGTGTCAGGGTCGGCCCCTAACATCATTCCATACTGACCAGTTACGAGACTGACTAAACGAGCTGCTGGAAGATTCATCATCGCAGCATTCTTATTTCTATCACGTTCAGCCCTATTCTTATTCTCTTGAATCCCCCCACCAGGTTTTCTTTCAAACCGTTGAGGGTTTTTTCGACGTTTCTCTTGGTCTTTTTTATAATTAAACTTGTTCTTCCATTTATTATACCAGATTTTCATCCGATGCTTAATTTTCCCTTTGTTTCCCCTGTAATACTTTCTGTGGTACATCTTGGCTTGGCCCCGTTGATCTTTTTGCCGTTTAAGAGCCGAAGGTGGGCCGGGGCGAGTCACTGCTGAATTCACTTCAGGGCGGCGATGAACCGTAGTACTTGGAGCAGGGTTTGGAATAGGGGAATCTTCACCAGGTTTATTTGGAATCTTATAGTTCTGATTCCCTGGAGCAGGCTTACCAAATCCGAGAGGTGGGGCTGGTTTACTACGAGACCACGGAGGGGAAGGAAGAATCTGTTTGACATCCTTATTTTTATCACCCGTATCAGGACGAACAAACGTCTGAGCTCCGGGTAATTCCTGTGTGGGTCTGCTGTAGCTTTTTCGTCTCATTTCAGTTTACACTGCCAATTGGAGGGGCCATCCGTGCCACCATCCATAGGTTGCACAGAGAATCTGTGGGAATTATTACGGGCAAACCAGGTATAAGCCTTCGACCCTTGACCCCCACTTATATTCAGGAGCTTGGCTCGTTTGGGGTGATAGGCAATGTAACTGTAATCACCTGAAAATTCCCACCGATACCAATCAGAGATTTTCTTATACTTGGCCCCAGACTCATCTAACTTGGCCAAAACATCCTTAATTGCTCCGGGAGCCTTTGGCCATTTTTCTTTAATGACAGCTAACATGAACCTCTTGGCCAATCTTGCTACGTCTGAGTCCTTTGGAGTAGGTCGTCCAAAAGCTGCTTCTACAGCTTCATCCACCATTACTTTGTCTGATAAAGGTAATCGGGCAGAAAGAAAATCAGCACCCATTTTAGATAATGCCAGACCAGTCCTGTCCAAATCAATCTCTAAATGTTCGAGCCTTTTAGGAATACCTACGATGATATCCCCGGCCACTTGGTAAATATGTTCTTTTTCATCAGAAGCCTCCACCAAACGAAATGCTCGATTTATCAGGTGTTTCAGACGATGGGCATCTACTCGGGCGTGTGCAACACCTCCCATTAGGAGTGCCCATGCTGCTTGACTACTGGCTTTTTTACTTTGTCTCACAATGAAAAACCTCCATTAGGAAACATTATGTTCCCAACAGAGGTTTATCATTGAAAGATAACCGACACATAAAAAGGTTTTAACCCCGTTGTTGGGTCTTCCGCTCTCTACGGATCAGTCGACGTACCTGATCAGTTTCTTGTTTCATAATCTGTTTCAGAGCTTTCTCATCAGAACCGTACTTGCTTACAGCAGCCACGGCTCGTTCTGTGGGTTTCATCCCACTACGGCTCCATTTGATTTTCTTAGCCGGGGCATCAGCAGCCGTTTTTGCTACGGGAGCTGGTTGAGCTACGGGAGCTGGTTGAGCTACGGGAGCAGGTTGAGCTATGGGAGTAGGTTGAGCTATGGGAGCAGGTTTCTTGATGGTTCTGATAGGCTTTGTGGCCTCTGCCATTCTAACAGCCGTTGCTGCCTGAGAAGCATCCGACAGGACAGTACGATTCTTTGACAAAGCATTAGAACCGACGGCAGCCGAACTCCTATCACCGATGGTGGCAACAGGAACAGCTTGCTGGTCTTCGGAGATAATCTCCATCCCATTATGGGTAACCTTCGGGGTGTCATCAAACGTCTTGGATTGAATCACGACAGGTGCCGGATCATCGTCATCCGAATGTTGAACACTTGGAGGATCTGCATAGACTGTCTCAGCATTAACTTCATCAACGAAACCAACATCCGTGACAGGAGTTTCATCACCTGTTTCTACTTTTACAGCAGCTTCAGCAGCAGCCGCCTGTTGACGAAGTGCTGTGGCCAGAGAAGCAGCTCTATCCATTGAGTCCTGAGAAGCAGCAGGAACTGGAGGATGATTAATGGATTCTCGACGAGCATTGTTGCCATCGACTGTGCCGACCAGAACATCTTCCTCATCAGGAGATTTCCCAATTACCATCGGGGCACCCCGTTCAGGACCGTCCGATGTAGCAGGTCGAACTTCAACACCGGCAGGCTGAGGGATATAACGACTGATGTTATCCTCAATAGGGACAGCCCATTTAGCATTGATAGCCCCAGCAAATAAAGGGAGATTATATTTCTCATCCCCCCACATCAGCACCACGCCATCGAATTCAACCTCTGAGTTTGCCGGGAGGTCCATTTCGTAGGCCCCCATGTGAATACTGCTCAGTGCTCTGAATTTCCGGAAAACTCCACGTTTGTGAACTATCTGGGCCATTTTTCCCTCCGTTAACGATCCTTAATAAGTGTGGACCTTGAAATAGCATGTAATCTCTCAACTCTCACACCTTACCGATGAAACCCGAAAAGACTGTGGGAAATTAACTCTCCTCAGTTATTTCTTTCAGGGATATATCCAATCTATCTCGAATTACTGAGAGGAACCCACGGTTTATCTGGATTCTGGATAGGACACAAGCCTTGTTTTTTTCTGGTTTATATACTAGAAAATCTAAGAAACAGCTCACCCCATTGCCATCATCCAACACTCGGAAGGCATTAGCTTTAGGGGAAATAGCAACATCTTCAATATTTTTGATAACCAGTACGTCCATTATGAAACTGTCCTGACGTTGATTGAACAGTTTGGACTATACCCAATAATTACCAGGCAGGTTTTATTTAATTTTCCGTAAAGCTGCTTCGGCTCTCTGTCCCCATTTTTTTAATTGAGAAGAACCTCCGGAAAACTTAGCCGCTGATGCAGGATACCCTTTAGAAACAGCATCTAAAAATTCTTTATAATCTTCATCGTGATGGTCAAAATCACCCCAGGAATTCTCAATAGCACCCCAGGAATTAGAAAATTCCTGACCTACACTCGTCAGTTCTTTTATGAGCTTTAGGATTTTCTGAGCATGTTGAAAATTCTTGCTTTGAGCTGTTTTTTTCAACAGAGGGACCAACTTAGCCCGAAGCTCAGGGTTCTCATTAGCCTTCTTTTGCATTTCTTTATAATTCATCTGAGTCCCTCCAATTAAAAGTAATTACCTACAAAAGGTTGTCTATAAAGATCTTAACGAAAAAACCCGACCCCCTGTAAGGGGTCGGGTAGGTGTCTTCAGTTCAGCCCAAAGTTATCGGGTGATAGTCAGACGAGCCAAACCACGAGGGTTGAAGGCTCCAATACCAATGTTCTCGAAGACGGAGAAACCGATTGTACGGGCTTTGGGGTCATCGGCGGAGAGGACTGTCAGCTCAGTACGAACCGGAATTCGACCGAAGTGCTCAGGCTCACAGCAAATGTAGACCGTTCCCACAGGAACCAAACGGCTTGTCACAATCTGTGCTCCCCAGAGGGTAGCCATCAGACCAGTCTTCAGCAGAGTTGCCTGGGATTCGATATCCAGGATGTCTCGTCCAAACTTTCTCAGATCAGCATAGTCACGGGCATTCATGTAGACACGGGCTACACGAAGGTCATGACGTTCGATCAAAGAGAAAGCATCAGCAAGGATCTGACCTGTGATGGGTGCAATGACAGGGATGTCAGCATTCATCTGTGCAGGCAAAGAATCGAAACCTGCTGTAGCAATACTGTCGAGAACAGCAAACACTCTCTCATCTTCAGCAGCCTGAATCTGGGCGCGAGCCAGTTCCTGGGCACGTTCGATAAGATCGAACCGACGTTCCTTGATTTGAGTCAAAGGAATTTCGGGGTTTGAGGCAACCTCAAACAGAGGGAAAATCACACGTCTAGGTTTAGTGACAGCCAGGATATTCTGACCTTCTTCACCAACCACGAACGCCGTCACATCAGGGTCTTTGTCGTATAACGGCAAAGCACCATCTGGGAGTTGTTCTACCAAGAAGGTCTTACGACCAACGGCAGCATAATCCCGACGGGTTCTCAGGGGTTGTGTCATCGAAGCAGCGAGTTTAGCACGACCGGCGGGGGTCTTGATGTACTCACCAATCAACCGTTGTTTTACGGCATTGTCAATAGGCATGAGTACCTCCTTTATATCCGCTGATCGTACACGACTTCAGCTTGAGTCGCATCCGGCGGCATCTTTACGATACCAAGCAGGGTTGAAGAATTATCAGTGTTCAACACATACGATTCGGCTGCAACCGTGATATCATCACAAGAGATGATAGCATTAGCAGCTGCATTGAGCTGCTGGGCTGGAGTCAGGTAACCGTTACGTGATGCAATGAGACCAACACCTGTGTAATACACAAGGGCTGCACCGGCTGCAGGGTCACCACCGACCGAATCACCAATTAAGGCTGTTTCGTACAGTTGGTTTCCGTAAGTTCCCATTTGGGACATGTACGGTCCACGACCACTGGCAATACCAGGTTGGTTCTCGTAGGCATTACCTACTGCTGTGTTGATGAAAACACCGAGGGCTTTGAAACCGATTGCCTGAGCAACGGCATTCTGAATTGCAAGCTGGTTAGCTGCACTGCCTGCACCACCAATGTTATCGCTTCCTACGTCTGGGCGAGTAAATGCCACACTTCCGCTGAGTACGCCATTGATGGTCGTATCAACCTTGGTGCTAACATTCGTTGCAACTGCCGGTGGATTGGTTTGGGTATAGGCATCATCAGTCAACAGACCCTCTGTATTACGAATACCTGCATAAAGTATTCTCAGAGCTGCTGACGATTCTGTCCACCCACCACTGGCCTGTCCGAGTCCGATAGGCATGTTAAGCCTCCTTTTGACTCCCTGTTTACAGGGTTAGTTGGGATGAAAATAAATTCATCATTCAATTACCAATCCACATCAGCCTCCGCGTAGGCTTCTGTGGTACTTCTATACTTAAATGTCGGTCGATATAAGGAATCTACCGATAAAAAAGTTATTTACTTTTCAAAACCCTCTCGGACTACGAGGCATCCGAGAGGGTTGCAAAGGTCTAGCTACCGAACACGTCAGACACGTCAGGATCAGATGCCCACATGCTCTGGAGTTCTTTGAATTCGTTACTGGAAGCAGCTTTGGTCATGTTCCCAACCTGCTGGACACCAGCACTCCTCTTACGGGGTTGAGGCCGTTGGGAAGCAGTCTTGGCAGCTTTTTTCTTGCCTTCGACTTCTTCCTCTACGACTTCTTCTTCTTCTTCAGCATCAGATTTCTTAGCTGATTTCTTTTTGCCTTCGACTTCTTCTTCGATAACTTCTTCGTCATCGTCATCGGATTTCTTGGCAACTTTACCACCGAAGATTTCTTCGAGCATGGCATCGTCCTCAGAGGACATGATAGGAGCACCGTCAGAGAGTCCCATTGGGTCATGCGTCATGCCGAACATACCAGCATCTTCTTCAGCCACAATCATGGGCTCACCTACGAGAGGCTCATCCATGAGTTCCAGTTCCATCGGATCACCCATCATCTCTTCATCTTCAAGGATGTCAGAAGTTGGGTTACAGGCAGAGGCTCCAACTTCAGCACCCGCTGTCATCTCAGCCAACATAGCCACTTCTTCAGGTTCCAGACCTGCTTCGACTACTGAACTACAGGAAGCTACAAGGTCGACACGAGCAAGAATCTTGTCGTTGTCGGTATCCAGTGCTGCAAACACAGCTTTACTGCCCTGCCATTCATCAACGCTGACGAATCCCGTTTTACCGGTGTCATACGAATCGAATTCCTGAAGGATAGGGTCAGAAGCCTCTTTACGGGCTTCATCTTCTGACTTCGGAGTTGGAGCAAGGGTTGGACCTTTAGGGTCATTCTGACTGGCTGCTTCTTTGTCAGGTTCTTCTTCGTCATCATCATCATCATCAGATGCAACAACATCACCTTTCAGAGTAGCAATATCAGCGGACATGGCTTCCAGTTTTGCCATGATGGATTCCACTGCTGTCTTTTCAGAAGATGCTTCCTTATCAGACTCATCATCGTCATCGTCATCGTCATCAGAAGCAAGGATAGGTTCTTCGAGAGCCATATCATCTTCCAATTCATCCATCGACAGAAGTTCGTCCAGATCATCAGCAATCGGTTCGGTAACTTCTCCCATATCCATTTCGTCAGCGAGGAACCCACCACCGAAACGGTTAAGCATGTTATCGATTTGAGAGTCACCCAGCTCCATCAAGTCCATTGCATGGTCTTCGATTTGAGCTTTGGTCATCTTCCTGCCATCCAACTGAATGCCTGCAAGTTTCAGACATTTGCTGGCACGTTTCCGAACGGCTGCTGTCAGGGACACACGAGGTGGACTCTGGTGAGCCGGGTGGTCCTGGTCTTCAGCATCATATCCGGGGGTAGCCGGAGGATTGCCTTCGGGGTAAGGGGGTTGACGGACATCTTCAGCCCAACTGGACGTATCACCATTTTCATACTTGTGCATGTCAGGATCGGGTCCGTTGTGTGCTGGATGATCTTGGTCTTCCACGTTGTAGCCAGGAACTGCGGGTGGGGCACTCGCCTTACGACCCGCAGCCCACGTCATACGCTCACGCTGCTTTTTCATCTCGTTTTCTCCTTACGGCGGCTGCCTGATTGAAAATCACTACCCAAAGACTTCCTCTGGGTTAGCAATTTAGAAATTCTTAATATTGTTTTTGCCTCATAATGACTCGGTACACGTCCAAGAACCCGACAGCAAGCACTCCAGAACGTATTCACTGAGCTATATTTCTTATGAGAACCAACTACTAAAGATGCCCTATAGATTTCTACAGGAATATCAATACCTATTGTCTGATGATAATCAGCTAAAGAATCCACCATGTCAGCATCACTTGATGTTTTCCTGACAATAGTTTTCAAAGCTGCTTTATACATTCTACCGACAGTCCCCTCTTTAACGAGACTGTCATTTGGTGCCATTGAGGATTCACCACCAAGGGCCTCACCCACAGCCTTGTCTTTCATCTTGTCTTTCATTCTTTGAACTACTCGGTTCATCAAATGTTTTTCAAGGTCTTCCTCAGCATCTTCCAACGGACTTTTGGCAGGTTGTCCGGTCGGAGGGGTGTCACTCATTTCAGCTTCACCCTCAGCTTCACCCTCAGCTTCACCCTCATCTTCCCAGCCTGCTAAGAACGGGTCTGCACCACCATAAGCTGCAAAACGTTGGGCTTCCCCAATGTTTCCAACAGCTACTTTGGTCTGTACGAAAGTGCCATCCACTATCCTTGCAGCCACTATAGGGGCTTCAGAAGAAATATCAGTTCGGATACTGGCAGCCTTTAGCTGATCATTATCCGACCATTGTGGAGGTACAGAAGATAAAACTTCCTGAACTTTAGCTATTGTGATAGGAGTAGGCTCCAACACGTTCCGTAGAACTGCCCCAGTAAATGCAGGTTGTTCTACCCAGGAGGCTTCAACAAAATGAACACCACCATGAGGGTCAATTGTTCCGTGACCGCAAAGCTCTGCAACCCGGGACTGACGCCCCTGTTCATCAAAAAAGGTGTTCCCCTTCTCATACTTGATATGGGGACACATTTCGGTTTCGTCTGCTGCCCAATGACCACACTTCGAACAAATCGTCCCATCTACAGTACAACCCATAGATAAGGTACTCATTTTTCCAGACTCAATAGCCTGAATCAGATCAGTGTGTTTACGGTCAGTGGCAATGAGAATGTCAACATAGATGGAATCACCGACATCACGAGCTACGGCATCAATGATTCTCCCACGGGACAATTCCTCTACCTGGATGTGTTCGACGAAATTATGGCCCCCCACGAACGTCTGGTAGGACTTCATGAGGACATCTCGTGCCCAAGCATCGTTATTGTTGTTGACGAATTTATCAGTGGAAGCTGTGATTCTGAAATCTGAGTATTTACGGTTAACCTGGAATCCATCCACCAGTTGAGCACCTGTCTTCACCCCGACAGGAGCAAACGTGTCAACTGAAGCAATGATGGTAGCGTGGGTTAAAAGAAAATCACTCGGTTTGAAGTCCTGTTCAAATAATTTTGAGGCTCGGACAATAAGGTTCTTATCCAAGTCACTACCTGATTTGGCCACATCACCAGCAGTTCGGACTTTACTCCAACTATTAGCTGACACGTGTGGTTGAACGACTGTTGCGTGAGCAAACTTCATAAATGCCATTACAGCCTCCGTTTCCGGTTGGATGTAACATCAAATTCAGTATAACTCGGGTCACCGATGATGTCTGACTTCTTAATAAGGAACAGACAGTTAGGGCAACCTAGCAAATGCAGGCTTTCACCGGCACGTCGTTTATAGATAGCTTTCCGTAATTCAACCCCTTCACACTTCGGGCAATGATAAACACCACCAATAGTCTCAGTCTTCCTGGCCCTATACCGTCGGTCACGAGATGCCCAGTAAAGGGATAATCTTCGTTTGAATTCAGGTAATTGGGAGTTCTGCCACACAGCTTTCTTAACGTAAGCAGCAGTCAACCGAGTTACTTGTCCCTCATCAGGGATAGTTGCCTTTTCAGACGGGCCTGACGACACTGGAACACTATCAGCACCACCTGGTACACTACTTTCACCAGGTGCCACTTCGGGGGGTTGATAGAATGAATCAGGAGATATTTTTTGAATATCCTCAACCGGGAGACGTTCTGACCCGTGAGGCCACTCCACATCTACCATTCCGATGGCAGGCCAGACCGCTACAACTCGACCATTCAGGTCAGAGCTGCCGTCCAAAAACGGGTACACTACGTCACCGACAGCGAACTGTGCTCCCCGAGTTTGATAATTGACGGTAGATGCAGTTTTTGCCACGAAATGCTCCTTGTGGTTTAAGCGTTCAAAGTGAATCCGTGAGAGGCTTTTTTCTTGCCTTCAACTTCGACATCATCGTCGTCGTCGTCAGCATCTTCATCCTCATCGGACTTCTTGGCTGCTTTCTTCTTGCCTTCAACACCTTCGTCATCGTCATCGTTATCATCGTCATCACCAGCATCGTCTTCATCTTCATCGTCGTCAGACTTCTTGGCCTTTTTCTTGGCCTTGGCTTCTTCCATCTTCTCGAAGAAAGATTTACCACTGTCGTCCTTCTTCTCGTCCTTCTTCTCGTCCTTCTTCTCGTCCTTCTCATCATCATCGGATTTCTTCGCAACGTGGAGAGCAAGGTCAATCATCTGGGCAACTTTGGACTGAGTCTGGGGACTGACAGCAGCAATGTAAGGCATCACACGCTCGAAAGAATCCATGATTTCAGCACTTTTAGCAGCAGTCACGGTACCGAGGGAAATCCCCAATTGGGTATCCATCACGGCTTGTGCCAACTTCGTTACACCATCAGCCAGAATGCTCTGATTGAGGCCAGCAAGTTTAAGAGCTGTTGAATGCAGGGTGTCGTTCATCATACTCATCTTATTGATGACAGTTTCACGACCCATTTTTTCAAATGCTTGCTTGCCTGCTGGGATGTTTTGAGGTTCGAAGGTAGTTTTGTCAGGTCCCAATTTGCCGCTTTGCTGGTCATAACGCAACTCACGGTTCTCTTGCTGGGTGAACTCACCGTTCATGTACGGTTCGTCAGAATCAATCATTTCGAGGGGACCGGCTTTTTCAATGCCAATGTCCTCTGGATTGTACCCTGTTTCTTTTACCGGGTCGAACTCAGTCAAAGCCTGACGGTTTACACCAGCCTTTTTTTCGACGTGATCGGCAAGAATGTCACAACGGCGGGCAAAATCATTGGCAATTTTGGGAGCCACTCCCAAAGTTTTGCACTCCTCCTGGAACAGAGTTGCAACCCTATCCAGTGTCTTTGACACTTGACGTGCGCCCTTCTTAGTCAACTTTGTGGTCATTGTATGTCCTCCTTTAAAGGTCTTCCATACTCAAGGTTAAATTCGGGGCACACAACGCCCTCTACTTAACTGTCCTTGGGTATAGAAGAAAGATTGAAAAAGTTTCCTTTTCAAAGTATGTTTCATAACTTTTCACCCTCTCGGATGTACCTTTTGTCCAACTCCTCAGCATCATAAAGTTTGAGTGCCGTTTGAATCTGGACTTTAAAAGGTTCGTCTATTGGAAGTTCACCGAAAGTTTCCTCAAGAGTTTTTAAACGAGCATCTGCTAAACTCAAACGACAAACATTCAATGCTTCGTCCCAAGAGTCTTCAAGCCGTAAGTTGTCGTTTTCACCAGCAGTTTTAGCTTTGGGTTTGGTCATTATCTTATTTAAGCATTTCTGACGTTTTTCAGGAACATCAGCTTTTGCCATGCACTCAATTACGGAACCTCTAATCTCATCCTGACCCTTCCGAACCTTATTTTCCATATTATCTACCATCTCTTGCAAAGATTCCCCACCATCAGCACCAGGACAAGCCCAACAAAGATCAGTATCACCGTGTAAGACAGAACTTTCAGAGTCTTCAGGCTCCCTTGTTTCAGATTTTTGGTCTTGTGTTTTCTCTTGAGATTTACTTGGTTTTTTTGATAACCCTTTAGATATATTCTGGGTAACTTTTTTACTGTGGGCTAAATGAGCAGTAATCCCATCATGAGAGGAAATACTATCAGCCAAGCCATCTATCAGCATCTTTTTTACATATCCCCGCTCCTTGGAAGAGAACCCTCCATTTTGCAGCAGGTCTATAGTAATACTATCTGGACCATTAGTTCCACCACAGGCTTCATATAAATCATCATCAGATAAATCCCCCAGAGCTCTTTTTATCTGGTCATGAGCATCTTGAGAACCCAAACCTTTACTGGTCACCATAGCATCCAGAATGATATCATCTTCACCTTTGTCAGACAGAACTGTTAGAACACTCCGAAGTCCTGGCCCAGGAGGTGGCCTTAAAGATTCGTTGCCACTACGGGGGTCATCATAATCCCCCTGAACACTGGCGGCATGATGAATACCATCGGCCAGTTTATTCAATTCATCCCGTTGAGTGGACTCTTCATCCAAGCCCTTAAATAATTTTCGGGTTTCTTTAATAGCTTCTTGACGGAGGGTTGGGGTCAGGGACTTATAATAAGTAGCTGTTTCCCGGGCTTTTGAAATCAAGTCGTTATCATTGTATAATGTTCCTTCAGCATCCAATCCAGAAGATTTCCCTCCTCTATAAAGAGGGTTAGCTATCAATTTTTTAGCTGTCATGGCCAGTGCCAAAGTTTTCCCAGTCATCTCAGGATTGGCCATACCATCACCACTAGGGTCTTCCAAAGCATCCGAAGCAGCCTGAATAGTTTCTGAGGTTAATTCCCCAGCATCCAATTCAGCCTGAATAGTAGTAACCTGATCTTGGAAAGCCCTCATCACTTTATTCTGACCATCCGTATCAAAATCACCAATGTCTTTCAATACAGGCTTGAAAAGTTTGTCACCCTTCATCTCAGTCATATACTTCTGATAAATAGCCTCTGCTTCTTCAGCCTGAGCGGCAGCTTCTTCCGCTTTAGATTTTTCAGCCTCTTCCCAACCCTTAATAACTGGAGTCCAATCATTATTTGGTGTGTTAGTAAGGATACTTTTCATCAAAGCCCCATTACCAATAT